CATGAACCGCACTGAACTTCTGGATGCCTACATTGATAGGATTCTTGATAACATGTCCACCAAAGATCTGATGCGTTTGGTAGGCGATCAGATCGAAGAAAACCTCTCTGGTTATAGCGACGAGGAACTGATTGCAGAGGTTGAAGAATACTATCCAGAACTGCTGGATGGATGCGATGACGTGTGACAGTTGAGGCGCTGTCCACTGAGGGGGCACAGACTCCCTCCTGACCCTTTATACTGATCTCAGTTCACAAGCGAATCCGATGACCATTTCGTTTCCCTCCCGCCAGCATCATACCGCTGCCCTGTATGATGCCTGTGCCCTGATTCTGGACACCTATCGGGAGACGGATCTGTTCTCAGTGTATGAGCAAGAGAACCTGGAAGATCACATCAACTTTGCTGCTACTGCCCGTGAAATCATGGGACTGATTGCTGAAGGGACGATCTGACAACTGTCACACAGGGGGTTGAAATGCCCCCCGTTCCGTGTCATACTAACAGCATGAACAAAACAAACAATCCCTACGTCGCTCAAATCCTCTCTCAGGGTAAGGAACCCAGCAAAGTTCCCGCTGCTAAGAAGCAGTTTCCCTGCACGATTCACGGTCGCATTTATGAGACCGAACAGGACTATCAGCAGGATTTGCATGACTTTCTGAACGGGCAATGATTCACACTTTCACCCGTTCCCGTTCTACACTTTATCATCGCCAAACCATGCTACGCCTCTCTGTTGCTGCTGTGCTGCTCTGGTTGCTATGGGAACCGATCCGACCTGTTCGCGGTGTGACAGCAGACCTGCTGCACACTACCGCTGATCTGATCGCCCGTTGACCCTGTAGACTCAACTCGTTCACCAATTAAACTCATCATGACTCGCTTCGAAGTTCGCTATCAGATTCCTTACAATGATTGTGAATGGCGTTCACAATTCTTCAGCACTTTGGAAGAAGCAAAGCGCATGGTAGACTTCTATCGCTCCTGCGGTTCGCCCGCTCATCTCGTGTGACACCTGACTAAGTGGCACACAGGGGGTTGTGAAACTCCCGAATCGGTGCAATACTAAAGGAGTCAAGGGGGGAACGACCTTCACCCCAAACCATTCTCTTCTTAAACTATGACACAACAGGATCTCACCATCGTTCGCAACTTCTTCTCTGATGATGAGTGGAACGCAATCGAATCTGCAATGCACGATTATGCGGACTATGGTGACGAAGAAAGTGATCTTTCGTCCAACATTCAGTCCAAACTGTATCAACTCTTTCAGAACTGATCATGACTTTCGTTCACGCACTTCTGTCCGCAGGTTATCTTCTCGATGAGGAGAACTTTGATGAGAATTGCTACATCAAAACCGATTCACTTGGATTCGTTCACATCTACCAAATGGGTGAAGATGAAGGTGAATGGAACTACGTCAAAATGACCGAGGATTATGATGTGATCACCGAGGTCACTTTCAATCCTGATTCTAACACTGTGATTCACAAATGAAGTACACGATTCTCAAGTTTCAAGGTCGTTGGGTGAAAGTTTCCAGACAACTTTCCCCACCAACTGAGTGGATTCACATCATCAATCAATCCTACATCAAGTAAAAAAATGACTCACGATTCGATTCCTTCCCCGTTAAATTGGTTCAAGATTCCAAGTAACAAATACGAGGAAATTGAGGGAATTGCTGCTCGAATGGAGATTCCTGTTGATTATCTTCTCGCGGAGTTTGGTGTGCAAGGAGGTATCATCATACCCAAGGAGTTTGCTTAATTTTTATGATGAAAGTTCTTGGTCGTGCTACCACTTATGTCAACTGGATTGCTACTTTAACTCCCGCGCAGATTGATCAACTTTATCGAGAAATCCTGATCGATCATTATCATCAATCTCACACACAAAACATTGACAAATCCACCGACAAAAGGTAGACTGATTAAATACTACAGTCTTCAACATTGAACGATCATGCTAACTCAAAAACGAACAGTTACACGCTATCGAGTGACCCTAGATTTCACTGTTGATGATAGCAATGGTAATCCGCCAAGTAGTTGGAACTGGAGAGAACTTTTGCAACTTCGATCCTATGAAAAGGTCAAGGATGTTTATGTCGAAAACCTTGGACAATTCAACGTGTGATCGTGACTCTCAGAATGCCGATTCGCTGCTCGCGCTTCTAGAAGATTCTGCAGAAGAGTATGAGTACGATGATGCTTCTATAGAGTCTGAAATTGAGGACATGTATGATCCCTAATGTCAAACAACTGTGGAGAGTTTGGTGTAAAGCATTGGGAGAGAAAGCAAGCACTAAGGATCACGAAGCGGATGCGATTGCTGCTCTGAGAACTGTGATTCTTTTGACTTACTTTGTGACCAATGTTTTTATTGTAAGTGGAGTGATTCGCCATTGGGATGATGTGAAAAACTCGGAATCTTGTGAGCAATTAAATGGTTAAAAAAATGTATTTGCGTGCTCTATCTCTTGCGTTGATTTTATGCTTTGAGGGGGATTGTGAGGTCTTCTGAGCGCCTCTGAGTGTGCTTCTGAAATGCTCTGAGACGTTGTTATCTTAGCGTGCATTGTATCACAAAACTCCGAGAATGTCAAGTCCCCCCATATACTCGGAAAACCCCCACATAAGTAACGCAAATACTTCGAGAATCTCAGAGAGTTGCCATAACCTACTCAGAGCATGTAAAATAACTCTGTCAGGGTTCATAAAGGGGGGAATGCTTAAAGAACTCAGAGACCCTTAGGACGCTTACCATGAAACTCCGAGAATCTCAGAGTGCTTGTGCCAGTTCGATGAACCGTCCACTGAGCATCGCCATGGGGGTGCTGGCAGCCTATATTGAGTACACGAGGGGGAGGGAAAGACCCGACCCCCACCAAACCATTCTCTACTCAAACCTCATGCGTAAGATCGAACAGCAAATCATCACCGCAATTCGTGACAACAAAGATCTCAAAGTTGCTAACTCTGAGGTCATCACTTTCACCAACCATTCTGATGTTTACCTGCACGGTAACCTGATTGCTCGAATCGGTGAAACTTGGATGGAATTGTTCGATGGTGGTTGGCAGACTGCTACTACCAAGTCCCGTTTGAATGCTATTCTGAGTGCGTTCGGTATGCCTGGCGAGTATGTTTTCCAGAAGAACTTTCAGTGGTTCGTTCAATACGACGGAGCACCGATTCCGTTCTTCTCAGGTATGCGTCTCGCATGATCTTTTGTCCTGGAGATGACACTAAACTCTCCGTCATTCACGTCTCTTTCTTTACTCTTCTCATGTCTACTTCTCTGATGATTGCTGCTCTGCGTCGTGGTCAGACTGGTTCGGAGATTCTCTCGATTCTCGAAGCACTTACCTCTCCCTCTGAGCAGTCTACTGTGCAGTCGTCTGCTACTGCGACTTTCGAACCTGTAGAGTTCTGATTCACTCTCACCTCTTCAACACTTCGCTACTACATCATGAACATGATCAACCCCGCAACCGCTAGCAAACTGGATCTGCTGATTGCTGATACTCAAGGACAACTCAAGTACACTGTTTTGCCTACTCGCAAAGCACGTCGCTCCGATCTCATCATGAGCAGCACAAAAGGCGTGAGGACTAACACGAACCGCCAAGGTCAGAGCAGCCCTCAGGCATCACTTGTGCGCTGAGTATAGCACTGAGACCCTCGGAGTTCTTGACACTTTGGGGGTCTTATGTTAGAATGCATTTGAGCAGTCGAGGCGGCGTTCTTATGTGTAGCGCGGGGGCGCGATGTTGCGGTTATAAAAACGCTAACTACCCTAACCTACAACGAACCAAATTCGAGATCGATATATACATCGTAATTAAAAATTTTTTTAAGATTATGGCAGAGAAAAAACCAAAAAAGAATCCTACATTTGGTAACGGTGATGCACGTAAAGCAACTGGTCAATGTAGATCTCAGGCACAAAAGAACGCAAGTAATCGTCGTAAGAAAAAATAATTTTTCCGGCTAAAAAATTTCCTATAAGGTCGATGAAATTGTATGCTTAAATTTCACGTTTATAAAGAAAATAATCAGGTTTTAGCTCATAGTCTAACACCAGAAGAGTTGGAAGATAAAATCTCAAAAAATGAGATTGATATTACGGAACATCAGATACAGCCAGTTGAATTCAATCAGTTTCCGACAGATGAGGTTTCGTATTAAAAATTGCAATTATATACATAAAGTTGATTATGTCTGAATTGTTCCATGTCAATAGAGTTAGATGCATATGAACTTGATCTGTTAATGGAAACTCTTTCATTTAGATTGGAAAATGATGATCAGCTGATTTTGAATTTAAGACTGAAGGAAGAATTAGAAGACCTATTATTATTGATAGAAGATCAGTATGTATAATGTATACATTGGTGAACATCTCATTATTGAAAATTGCAAGAAAGAAGATTTAGATCATAAGCTTCTTTTTGTAAAAGAATATTTTGATTGGTATACAGATGATGATCTCCGTACTCATGAGATTAAAATTGTACCAATAAATAATTCTGACTGACCATTGCACTTTTTGAAATGCTGTGGTAAAATTAACTCGTTACTATTCAATGTTATGGCTAAAGGATTTACTGTAAAAGCAAACGCACCAGCACCCAAAAAAGTCGAAGATGACTTTGATCTGGCTAAAGCAAAAGAACTCATCAAAGGCAAATCGATCATCTTCTGTCTACCTGGACGTGGTGTTTCATATACCTTTTTAAAATCATTCGTACAAATGTGTTTCGACTTTGTACAACATGGTGCTACGATTCAGATTTCACAGGATTATTCATCGATGGTGAACTTTGCACGTTGCAAGGTCTTGGGTGCGAATGTTCTTCGTGGTCCTGATCAACTTCCATGGGATGGCAAACTGCAATATGATTATCAACTGTGGATCGACTCGGACATTGTTTTCGATGTCGAACAGTTCTACAAGCTTCTCTGGATGGATAAAGATATTGCTTGTGGTTGGTATTGCACTGAAGATGGAAAGACAACCTCCGTTGCTCACTGGTTGGAAGAGGACGACTTTGCGAAGAACGGTGGTGTCATGAATCATGAAACAGTCGAGTCCATTTCTCGGCGCCGCAAACCCTTCACGGTTGACTACACTGGTTTTGGATGGGTGTTGATTAAGAAGGGGGTCTTTGAGCACCCTGAGATGAAGTATCCTTGGTTCGCTCCAAAGATGCAGGTGTTTGAGTCGGGTGATGTTCAAGATATGTGTGGAGAGGATGTCTCCTTCTGTCTCGATGCAATTGCAGCCGGTTATGAAATCTGGTGTGATCCACAGATTCGTGTGGGTCATGAAAAAACTCGTGTTATTTGATATTGGCGCGTTTAAAACCAATTTTGGCGCGTAAGCAAACCATACTCTAAGGTAAACATGGCAACAAAATCAAAAGGTGGTCTGAATAAAACAATTGGATATATTCCTGGTAAACCAAAATCAACAAGACAGGGAATGGGCAATGGTACAAAGTATAGTGCAACGTCTCGTAACAATGCACGTAAGCCCTATCGTGGTCAAGGTAAATAAATAAAGAGAAAGATTTAATAGTAAAATGGCTGATTCTTCTTCAAAAGCAAGTCCAAATCACGAACCAGAAAAACCCGACGGCAGTCAGGTGTTCGAATATGTTGTTGGGGCACAAAGTGGTCCCGTTGATTCTGGTCCTAATCCTTATTCTCCTTTAGCCGCAGGATAAGATGTAACAATGTATCCTACTGATGATGAGGAATGGAATTTAATTCATCCTCACGACTTATGGGCATACAATAAACTTCAAATAAGTCGGATTTTGGGTTATCAATGTGGTCCAGCTGGGACTACAGTACCCAAGTCCGACTTTTATATTGTCCGCCCATGTATGAATATTCAGGGGATGGGATTAAATGCAGAGATTCGATGGATAGAAGGAGCAACAAAAGACCTTCATCCAGCTGAATTTTGGTGCGAACTCTTCTCTGGTGAACATTTGAGTGTTGATTTTTATAAAAAAGAGTGCAATCTGGTTGTGAAAGGTATAAGACATCCAGAAAATCCGATATACAAGTGGGACAGATGGGAAAAAATTGATAGAAAAATCGAATTTCCTCCGATTTTATCCAATTTAGTCGGCAATTATGACTGGATTCAGTGCGAATTCATCGATGGTCACCTAATTGAAGTGCATTTTCGAAGAAATTCGAACTTTAAGTATGGAAATAGTGTAGCAATTCCGATATGGGGCGATGTATCGCAACAAAATGACATAAATTTGAAGTATGTTGACGCTCCAAATTACCTTAGAACTGGGTTTTTGGTTGATTTTTGAATAATAAATACGTTTGGAGATAGAAACCTCCTTAAAAGTTCTGTTTTTTCAGAACTTTGGAGAATTTATGGCTACTAATCCAAATCCAGACACCGATAAACTTCATATGATGAAAGAATGGGGCACAAAATATCTTATTACTGACCCCAAATCCGATCAACTTCTTCGTGAAGTTTGTTTTGATCATTTAAATGATATTAAAATGCAAAATCATTTGCATGAAAATATTCGTAATGACGAAGATTATGACGATTGGGAGTATGGCACTGAACCATTCTATGGTCAAGATTGGAAATCCGATAAAATCTAATATAGATATAGTAATTAATCTTAAAGCTGGTAAATGAAACTGCGAACGGCTCAAATTTCAAGGGGATTTAAAGACATAAGTCTTGCATTCCGTAAACATCCAGTTACTAATGATTTAATTATTTTGCAAAATGAAGATGCCATTAAAGTATCTGTTATAAATTTAGTTAGAACACGAATTGGCGAAAGATTCTATAATGATTTAATAGGCACTCAAATTGAAGAATCTTTGTTTGAACAACAGTGTCCAGAACTTGCTTACACAATACAATCTAGAATTGAAAATTTATTGGAAAACTTCGAACCAAGAATCAGACTATCAGAAGCAGCCGTCGTGTTTCCAATTGATTCAAATGAAATGAATGTCTCTATTCGTTATGCAATTGTTGGACAACAATATCCAGTTCAACAGGTAGATTTCATCTTACAACCAACTAGAATATAATGGCATTCAATCAATTTACAAATTTAGACTTTGATAGTATTAAAACTCAGATAAAAGATTATTTGAGAACTAGTACTACGTTCACTGATTTTGATTTTGAGGGTTCTAACTTTACAACCCTCATTGATATTCTTGCTTATAATTCTTATATTACTGCCTATAATACAAATATGGCAGTAAACGAATGTTTTTTGGACAGTGCAACATTAAGAGAGAACGTAGTATCTCTTGCTAGAAACATTGGTTATATTCCAAGATCGAAAAGATCTTCAAAGGCAGTAGTTACTTTCGTTGTAGATTTGGATGGAAATGATACTAGAACAGTTACCCTGAAAGCTGGACCTGTTGCTCTAGGTAATGTTCAACAAGGCAATTATATTTTTTCTATACCAGAAGATTTTGTTACAACTAAGAATGAAGATCTCAAAGCCACGTTTAGTGGTATAACCGTATATGAGGGAATATACTTAACTAAAACATTCACTGTTGACAATTCTCTTCCAAATCAAAGATATATTATTCCAAATCCAAATGTTGATTCAACTTCTATTCGCATCAAAGTAAAGACTACAACAGAAGAAATTTATGAAAATTATACAAATGTTTTGAGTGTGGATTCAACATCCAAAGTTTTTCTATTGCAAGAAATTGAAGACGAGAAATATGAAATCATATTTGGAGATAATATTTTAGGAAAGAAACCTGCAGCTGGAAGTACAATCACAGTAAGTTATATTGTAACTAATGGTCAAAATGGCAATGGAGCGTCAAACTTTACTTTTAATGGTATTTTGAAAGATGATAAGGGGTTGACAATAACAAGTGGCATTTCTTTTCTTACTACAGTTGAAAAATCCCAAGATGGCGATGATATTGAATCTGTAGATTCAATTAAGTATCTTGCTCCTCGTGTATATTCCGCTCAGTTTAGAGCAGTGACTGCAAATGACTATAAAGCAATTATTCCTTCAATATATCCAAACGTACAATCCGTAACCTCATATGGTGGAGAAGAATTAGACCCACCCGAATATGGTAAAGTCTTCATATCCATTAAACCTAGAAATGGTAAATTTATTTCGCAAATTACCAAAGATAATATCTTACGACAACTAAAACAATATTCTATTGCAGGAATTAAACCAGTACTTGTTGACTTGAGTTATCTTTTTGTTGAGATTGATTCCACTCTATATTACAACACAAATGCCGTTGCAGATGCAGAATTGCTGAGAACAAAAACGTTCAAGACGTTGACTACCTATGCTGAATCTCCAGATGTCAATAGTTTTGGTGGTAGATTCAAATACAGTAAAGTAGTGGGTCTCATTGATGATACTAATAAGGGTATTACATCAAATATTACTAAAATCAAAATTAGAAGGGATCTAGTTCCAGCTTTTGGTAATTTTGCCACATATGAATTATGTTTTGGAAATAAGTTTCATCAAAAAAGATCTGGGTTTAGTATTAAATCAAGTGGATTCAGTATTAAGGATGTTGACGGTACTGTTTATATTGGAGATCAACCACAAGATTCAAAAACTGGTAAATTGATATTTTTTAAATTAGTAAACAATACTCCGATTATCGTCAAAACTAATGCTGGCACCGTAGATTATATAAGTGGTGAGATTATTCTTTCCCTAGTAAATATAACTAGTACTACATTGGAAAGTGGAGTTGTTCAAGTTGAAGCAATTCCAGATTCAAACGATATTGTTGCATTACGAGATTTGTATTTACAAGTTGATATTGCAAATAGCAAAGTTGTTACTATTCAGGATATTATCACTTCTGGAGAAAATACTTCTGCAACTCAGTATATCTCAACTTCAAGCTATTTAAACGGATCATACACAAGATAATAATATGTCATCAGAAATTAAAAGAGTAAAAGTTGGAAAATTAGTTGAATCTCAAATTCCTTCATATTTGAATGAAGAGTCCAATCTTTTTAGAGAATTTTTAGAGTTATATTATTATTCTCAAGAACATCAGTCTGGAGTTCTTGATCTTGCTAATAATATTCCAAACTATATTAAAGGTACTTTCTTTAACAGAGAAACTCTAATTCCATATGCTGTTTTATTGAGGGACATTACATTTGCAGATAATAGAATTATTGTTAATTCTACGACTGGTTGGCCAGATGAGTATGGTTTGTTAAAGATTGATGATGAAATTATCACATATACTAGAAGAACACAAACAACCTTTGAAGATTGTTTTAGGGGGTTTAGTGGAATTGATCAAATATCAAAAGATGCTGATGTTGAATTTTTAAATTTTTCAGCCACTGATGCAGAGAAACATGACCAGGGATCAATAGTTTATAATTTAAGTAATTTATTTTTACAAGAAATATTTACAAAGTTCAAGAGCCAATTTTTGCCTGGATTTGAAAATAGAAAGTTCACTGAGGGCGTAAATCTCGCAAGTATTCTTAGTAGGGCTAAGGATTTTTATACTGCAAAGGGCACGGATACATCTTATAAACTATTATTTAAAATTCTATTTAATGAAGATATTGATATTATTAAACCACAAGAATATACTTTGGTGCCTTCGGATAATGAGTATTTTGTAACTAAAAATGTTTTGGTAGAAAAAATATTTGGAGCTGGCGACCCTATTTTTTCAAAGGGAAATTTTCTATTCCAAAATATTTCTGGAATAGGAACAGTAAGTGCATCAATTTATAATGTTGAGTATAGGCCCATAAATGGTAAAGATTTTTATGAAATTTCCTTAGACTCATCCTCCTTTGATGGAAAGTTTAGAGCCCCAGGTAAGACTAAAATTATTGAGAATACTCCAATAAATTCTGCCACAATTCTTGTAGACTCTACGATTGGATTTCAAAAAAGTGGCAATCTATTAATTAAACCAACACCAACATCTGAATATATTAAACTCACATATAGAGATAAAACTATAAACCAATTTCTTGGTGTTACTGGTATTAATACAACATTTCTATTTGGTGCTGATGTTTCGGAAGACAATTTGGCGTATGCATATGTCGGTTTGGGTCAAACTTCAAAAGTTGATCTAAGATTAGTTAATGTTATTGATGAGGTATCTACAACTGAAACCTCCAATATGAGAGTTGGTGATACTTTAATGTTGTCTTCGTTTGGATTTGATTTGATTGATGATCCAAAATTCAGTACATGGGTATATAATGTTCCAACAAAGCATAGAATACTTTCAGTAGTTCAACAAAACCAAAATACTTTTAGAATTCAGTTATACGATTCTGTTATTTTTAGTATTGGTGAGGAACTTTTTGTTCTTAATAATCGAAATCAAAAGATTCGTGGGACAATACGATCTGTAGAATTTCCTCCAGGTGATACTCTGAAATTGAAATCAGACACGATCATTGTTCAACTTGTTGGTTCTTTGCCAAGCAATCCATATCAGATTGAAAAAATTATCGTAAAGGCGACACATAACTCAAATTATTTTCCTGGTCTTTCTGATATTGCAGTTGGAGTTCAAAATTCATATTTGGATTTTGATGAAAAGAATATGTATGTTGCTTCTAGTGGTATAGCCAATTATCCAATTTTTGCAACTGATAATAAAATATTCATAATTACTGGATCAAATTCGGATGGGATCGTAAGTATAATTAATTCTATTGATCCGTTAAATAGAACTCCTTTCAGGCACAATCTTGTAACGGGTGATAAACTATATTGGAATAACAGCACTAATAGTGGATTGTCAACTGGAATCTATTTTGTTACAAGTATAAATGAATTTGATTTCAGATTATCATTTAGCAATTCCGATGTTTTTAGTAACAAATATATTTCCGTAAGATCTAATTTACCTGGACAGTATGTATTCAAGTCTGGTTGGGAAAATAAAAACGCAGTTCATCAAAAACTTCTAGCCAAATTTCCATATCAAAAAGAAGTTTTTTATTTTGATGACGAATCTAAAAGATCAACAGCTAATAGACCCATTGGACTTTCTGCAAATGGAGTCGAACTCTATCCATCGACAGTTTTTGAAGAAAAAATATTCTTTGGTAAATTAGATTCGATACTTGTTACAAATCCAGGTAGGAACTTTGATGTCATTAATGGGCCACCATTAGTAATTCAGGATGATTTGGGATTTGGGGCCAAGGCATATGCAAACATAGTGGGATCATTCAAAGAAATCAAATTAGTAACTCCAGGTATTGGTTATCAAGAAAAACCAAAAATTACCGTATCTGGTGGTAATGGTAAAGGTGCTGTTCTTGAATCTAATCTAGTTAGAGGTAGAATTGTAGTACCATTTAAAGCTGATGGCACATCAGTTAATGTCTCTTCAGATACTATTGATTTTCCAATCAAACATAATTTTGAACTTGGTGAAGAAATTATTTACGATTCTGGCGGGAATCCACCTATTGCTGGTATTGTTGATGATTCTAGTTATTTTGCAAGACCTGTAGATCCATTTACAATCTCATTGCATACTACACCTAAAGATGCTAGATCTGGTATTAATACTGTTAATATCGGATCGGTAAGTACTGGATTTCATAACTTTAAAACACTGAATAGTAAAAATACTATTACTAAAATTTATGTTAAAGATCCTGGATCTGGGTATTCAAATAAAAAAATAGTTGTTCCATCTAGACCCACGAACAGAGATATTCAAAGTGGTATAAACACTTCTGATAATTATTTCTTTGCTCAAAATCATAAGTTTGAAAGTGGAGAAATAGTCATATATGAATGTACTGGTACGGTTGCAAATGGACTGTCAACAACTACCGAATATTTTGTTCATAAAATAAACGAAGATAAGTTTAGATTATCTGATGCTGGTCTTGGTACAACTAGAACTTCTGAAAATTATTCTAAGAAAAAATACGTAAGAATTTCTGGTGTTGGTACTGGCAATCATACAATAAGATATCCATCTATTCGCATCAATGTAGAAACTCTTGCTGGTATTTCTTCTGCTGGAATAGTTAGACCAGAAATAGAACCCGTTGTTTTGGGATCTGTAGAAAGTGTTTATGTTGAAGACTTTGGTGTTGGTTATGGATGTACAAATATTGTGAATTTCCACAGAAGACCAAACGTTGGAATTTCTACTGTAACCATCAAAGCTCTTTTAAAGCCAATTATTATTAATGGTACAATTGTTGATATTCAAATTTTAGCTCGTGGTTCGGGGTACAGGAAAGATTCTGAAATAGTCATTTTTGATAATACTGAAAGAGGAAACTTCGCGCAGATACTTCCGATCATCAAAAATGGAAAACTGCAATCCGTTCGTATTATTGATGGGGGATTGAATTATAGTTCCGATACTACCTATGTTGAACTTAGGAATAGAGGAACAGATGCAAAATTCTTGGCAAATGTTAATTCTTGGACTATTAATCAAAATGTTAAGAGCCAATCAATTATTAACTCTGAAGATACTCTTCTAACTAAACCTAATGATAATGGACTTCAGTTTATTGCATTAACTCTATCCAATAAACTTAGATATCAACTTAGCGATAATATTGACTCTGCAAATATTGAATTGGTCAATAATCCTTCCCATTCTCCAATTCTTGGTTGGGCTTATGATGGTAATCCAATATATGGTCCATATGGATTTTCTGCAGCAACAGGGGGACCAATAAGAAGAATTTTAAGTAGTTATGAATTAGATATTTCCCCGAAGATTGGATTAAGGCCACCTGGTTTTGCTCCTGGGTATTTTACAAATGATTATTACTTTAATTCTTCTGGAGATCTTGATGCATCCAATGGCAGGTATTGCATCACTCCAGAATTTCCAAATGGAACTTATGCTTATTTCTATACGATAGATATTGATTCTAGTGGAGTCTCAAATCCAAAATATCCATATCTTGTTGGAAATTATTTTAAAGATAGACCACTAACAGAAAATTTTGACTCTACTTTTACACAAGACTTAAATCTTTCGGATTTCAATTTAATTAGAAATGTTGGCCCATATTATCTAAACAATAGAAATAGTAGTTACGATGTTATTGATAAAGTTACGAAAGAGTCAAAACAAGAGTTTACAGTTACTAAAATCAAAACCTCTGGCATAAGTTCTGTAACAATATTCTCGCAAGGTAGTGGATATCGAGTCGGCGAATTATTAAATTTGGATAATGAGGGAACTGATGGAACGGGAACCAATATTGTAGTTTCACATGTAGCTGGTAAATCTATTGATATTATTAACGTTGGCGTTAGTACAGTAACTAATATTCAGATTCAAATTGTAAACAACCGAATCATTGGAATATCAACAGATCCGCATAATTTTGTTAATGGGGAGACCATAATTGTTAGTGGAGTTTCTACATCCAAATTATCTTCTATTGAGGGATCCTACCGCGTTAGTGTAATTTCTAGATCCGTTGGATTATCACAATATTTGCCATCAGCGAGTGTAACTGGGATATCTACTTTCATTAACGTTTCTGATACTAGAGGATTTTTTGTAAATGACGTAATAGGAATTGGTACAGAAGTATTGAGAGTAACCAGTATAGATGAACAGTTCTCTAGGCTTGGAGTTAACAGACAAGTCGGAGTTTCATTGACCCATCCTACTGGCACTAATAATGTAATTCTTCTTCCAACTAGATTTGAATATACGGTAGAAAATGCAGTCAAGTATCCAACGTATGAAAATAAAGTTGTATATTTTAATCCAAAGTTTACCATTGGTCTAGGAACCACTGGAACAAATTATAGAATTTCTGCAACTGGAATTGGTAGCACCTCTACAGAAACAATAATTAATAGATTTGTACGGGAACAATCAATCTATATTAAAAATCATCCATACTATACTGGGCAACAATTAAAGTATAATGCTGGGATAGGTGGGTCTACTATAGTATACTCTTCTACTGGTTATGGATCTACGAGTGGAATTGGAACGCAAAGATTACTACCAAATTCTACGGTTTACGCAATCAATCTAGGTGTTGATTATCTTGGTATATCTACTGTTGGATTCCCTACAGTAGGAAACGCTGTATATTTCTTTCCAGTAGGTGCTGAAGTTGGAACTGCTCACTCATTTACTACCACATTTGATAGTGTTTCTATAGTTGCTGAAAAATATAAAGCTTCTATTAAAACAACAGCAAAACATAATTTAGTAGATGGGGATTTGGTATCACTAACGAGTCTTCCACAACAGGTAGAAACTGTTAAATTGAGATATGATCCGATTCTTTTGAAAATAACTTCGGAAACAGTATCTTTTTCCAGTACTACATTTTCAAACGATCTTACGAGTTTTAAAATTGATACTCAAAAATTTAACAATGGGGACAAAGTTGTTTATTATTCCTCTACGGGCAACATTGGTGGATTGGTTAATAATGAAGTGTATTATGTATTGAAGGAAGATCCAGATAGAATTAAATTGTGCAGAAATTTTTCTGATGTAGCCGAGTCTAAAGCAATTGTAATGTCATCGGTTTCTCTTGGTAGTTATTCTTTAGCAAAAATTAATCCGCCTGTATTGGTTAACCGAGGAAATAGACTGGAGTTTGATATTTCGGATCAAAGTCTATCTAGTATGAGATTGGATTTTTATGAGGATATTAATTTTAGAAATAGATTAGATATAACTGGAACTTCGGAATTTGGATTCTCAATTTTTAGAGATGGTATACCTGGAACTGTAGGGGCAAAAGTTATAATTTCAACAGTAAATCAATTTCCTAAAAAATCTTTTTATAATTTAACCCCAATTACACCAACAGATGAAAGAAAAAATCAAATAACAAGTGACGATAGTGTTCCAGGTAGAAATTCAATAACAGTTAAAGATAGTATACTTAGTGGTGAACATGCAATTATTGTATCTGATGGTAATAATTTTTCTTTCAATCTATTATCTAAACCGGCTTTTTATGAAAACTTTATAACAAAGGCTGGTTTAGCAACGGTATATTACGAAACCACTTCTCCTTTTGCTGTGGGTCCTGTATCAAGAACAAAAATAAATTTCAAAGGCAAAGGATACTCACGACTTCCAAAAGTACTTGGATTTGATACTATTAGTGGAAAAGACGCGGTAATTAAAATTAATAGCAATAAGATTGGTCAAGTAGAAACATTTGAACGTATTAAAGATGGATTTGATTATCCAACTGATCCAACATTACTACCATTTTTGAGTGTACCGACTGTTTGCGATATAAGTGGAATTTCTAGAATTGATAGGGTAGATATAACTGATGGTGGCATAAACTATCAACAACCACCGACTCTAATAGTTCCCAGAAATAGAAATATAAAATTAAGAGCCGTAGTTAATGGTGGATCTGTTACTAATGTATTGGTTTTACAAAACGAGAATACATTTACTGAACCTTTACAAGTACTTTCAACCAGAAATTCAAACGGATATGATATTGATACTATCACACATACTGGTAATTTAGTGACCCTAGAATTGTTATTGGATCCGCAGTTCAATAGACCAATCACTGTTGGTTATGGTTCGTCCGTTATTGATTTTCCATTCGAAATCGGTGACAGAGTTTATGTTGAGGGGTGTAGACTGACACCAAGCTCAAGGAATGCAGGAGAATTAAATTTCAATTCTGAAGACTATTCATATAGATTTTTCGATGTCGTCGGCGTAAATACTACCAATTTTACCGTCACTTATAACATGGCAGGTATTGCTACTGGTACATTGGGACAATATGACGATGATTTTACTTTAGGTTATGTTGTAAATGAAAAACATCTTGCAAAGTTTGATATGAAAATTATTGATGATTCTAGTTACATTTCTGGAGAAAGGGTAACATCTAGAAAATTCACCGCAAGAGTTTCCGAAAATGGGTATGATAGTAATTTAAATCAATTACGCTTATTTGATAGTATTGGTGAACTCAGGGTAGGTGATATTCTAGTTGGAGAACAATCTAAACTTCGTGGTAAGGTAGAAGCGGTTAATAGATTTAATGTTAAAACCAAGTTGGGAATTACAAGAGATAAGGTTGGTCAAGTAGATAAATCTCGTGGAATACTCAATGAATACCTACAGAGAATTTCTGATAATTTCTACTATCAGAAATTCTCTTATTCGATTAACAGTAAGATTCCATATGATAAGTGGAGAGAATCAGTAAGATCTATCATTCACCCATCTGGATTTAGAGAGTTTTCTGATTTAAAAATATTTGGAGATCCAAAACGAGATGCAATTGTAAACAACTACGTGAATGTTGGATTAGCAAAATCGATCAACATGAAAGTTAGGGCACTAACTCAAAATGTTAAGTTAATTATAAACATTGATAACGAAATTTCCTTTACTTCTAGATCAAACTTTGCAATGGTTACAGAAGATGATCCTCTTGAGGATGGGGGCGTACAGAGAATATTTTTCCCAGAAAGTAGACCACTTAGGGGATATATCTTAAATAAGACGAATAAAGTTTTAAATCTTGATGATATTAGTAATGGATTTAGCGGAAGATTAGACAGAGCTGGGAATTTAATTGGAAATACTAATTTTAAATTAACAACAAAATCTGGAGTTCCCGTATTCAAAGCAACATTTAATTCTGCGTCTTCATCTATTGTTGATCTGACTAATAATATTATTAGTATTCCAAATCATAACTTCCAAAGTGGCCAAGAATTAATTTATAGTACTCAAGGTGGGTCTGTATTGGGAATAGCAACAACTTCACATACTTCAGGATCCAGAACTATCGTTATGTCGGTAACTGGTGCTGGTGGAAGCGCTCTGTTTGAAAATGGATATAATTCTTCTGTAGTAGGTCCAATAATTGGAGTTTCTACAACTGCAAACCCAATTGTTGGTGCAAAATTATTTGGATTTGGTACTGGGATTCCTGGAATTTCCACCTTCGGTACTGGCGCCAAATTCGAGGTTCTCATAACATACAGTCAAAGTACGGGAGTTCCACTTTCTACTAGTATATTACTTCGTCAAGGTGGATATGGTTACAAAGTTGGAGAAACTGTAAGTATTGCTGGAACCTTTATCGGCGGGACCAATCCAACTAATAATCTGTCCTTCGTTGTTACTAAAGTTGCTAGTACTAGAGTTGGAATTCAAACAGTTTATTCAAACTTGCCCGCAACTACGAATGGATCTGGCACTGGAGCAACATTTGATGTCGAACGCGATGTGAATTATGATATTTCTAGAGTTTCTGTTGTTACGGGCGGAACAGGATATGCAAATACCGAAACAATCTCTATTGCTGGAACTTATATTGGGGGATCAACTCCGATAGACAATTTATATCTAACTCCAACGGAATTGGGTAGAAATACTATCCCCTCCTCCGTATATGTTCAGAAAATTGATGATGTTAAGTTTAGATTAGCTGGATTATCTACATCTCTAGCATTCAATATTACTGGATTGGGTACTGGAACTCACTTACTTACATATCCAGAACCAAACGAAAATGCTTTGATTCTGGTAGATGGAATAATTCAAAGTCCTGTAAAAAATAAAAAATTATCAGTAACGGTTACCGCTCCAATTTCTCCTACTGATCAACAAATTTCGGTTGGAGCTGGAATCAATTCCATATCTACAGGAGATTTGATAAAAATTGATAATGAGTATGTAAGAGTTAATTTCATTGGTAAGGGATCCTTTGTTGTAAGTAGAACAGCAGAACCACTTAGTGAAGTAGATACCAATTTCTATTATGATACTAATCGTATGAATTCTAATGTTACTACTGTAGATACTACTATAGTAACTGCAGATGATCGCCCGCCTTATTAACTATAAATAACAGAAAAGTGTACTGAAATAATGGCTAAACAGGGTATAATTACTGGGACTACTCCAAATGATGGCACAGGAGATACTTTACTTGCTGCTACTTTAAAAATAAACTCTAATTTTGGTGAATTATATAATATTTTTGGTGATGGAACCAATTTAGTAAGTTTTGTCTCGTTTGCTAGTACTGCTGGTTATTCTACTGCTTGTGGAGTTGCATCTACGTCTACTTATGCCCAAATTTCCAGATTTGTTTCTACCGAAGTAAGTATCAATAGTACTGGAGTTTCTACTTTTTCATATTCCGATACTGGTGGAATTATAATTGAAAAATCTGGAGTACCAGCAAACACTCCATTTCAAGTTGGATTTGCTGGTACTATGCTTCGTGTTGAGAAATCTAAGGTTGGTATAGGTACGTCTGTTCCAACTTCTCAACTTGAAGTGGTCTCTTTTGATCCAGAATTACCAGTATTGCAAATAGTTCCAAAAAGCAATGGTCATGCAATAAGAGTTTCCAATAAACCCGTAGTATCTGCAAACAGTTTTGTAGTTACTAATGATGGTAAAGTAGGAGTTGCTTCTACTGCTCCTGGTTCTAAATTGACAGTTATTGGCGATATTTCCATAACTGGCATTTCAACATTTACTGGTGTAACACACTTTGACGGTTCGGTTACTGAAAAGGTGATTGGTAATTTTTCTAGTGCGTTAACAGCCATTGGTGGAACTCTGACGATAGATGTTTCTCAAGGAGCAGTAATTCTTGGTGGATTGACTACATCTGTTACAACATGGTCTTTTATAAACGTGAGTACTCTAAACAGCAAATCAACTACAGTAACAATAATAAATGATGCCGGCACTAGTTCCACATATGGAGATGTTTGTCGTGTTAATGGATCGTTGATATCTGGTGGAATACGATGGGTCGGAGGCAATCCCCCACCAGCAACAAATCAAGAAGATATTTTGACTTTTAGTATTATTCGAGATTCCACTGGCGAAGCAAGAGTTTACTGTAATAGTTCGCTTAATATTAGTTGAGGATCCTCTAGATGCCCACAAGATTTACTCCAGGTGCAGGTGCTGTTCTGAGACCCTTTTTTGATTCTACTTATGGTGTTGAAAGGATAGAAGTTGTTTTTGGTGGTTCTGGATATGCGAAAACCGATCCACCAAAGGTACAGATATTTGGCACACAAACACCAATAACTGAAGGTGTTTTTTATCCAGTTATCAGTGGTGTTGGTACTATAAAATCTGTAGTTATTTTTAAGTCTGGAGAAGGGTATTATCCAGTTTTTTCGACTACTACTGGTGGCCAAGTTTATGTTGATAGGGGAGTTTTTGGTACAACTGCAGGAGTACATACTACTGGGATTCAAAGTGTTTTTAACGGAGATTTCAATATTGTTGATGATAACATTTATTTTGCTTCTGCACCATATGGTAAAAGTGGACCCGTTGGTCTAGAAACTGGATCTAACTTTACTGGAAGAATTTTTTCTAGAAAAATTGATCCATTAAAGACTCAAGATAAAAATTTAATTTTAGATGACATATCCTTAGAATTTACTGGTCTGGCCGGCACTCAATTTAAATTGACAGAAAATTTTAACAAAGTTGACGCATTATTCAATAATGTCAATTCTGGATCTGACATCAATAATAATCCATTTATTTTAATTAATAATGTAAGTCAGACTCCAGGACTTGATTTTGAAATTGTAAATTCTACTGAAAATAATATTAATTTTCTAAGTGGAGTACCTAGAGCTGGAAGAATAACAAAAGTCGGATTGCAAACTGGTTCTGGATATTATACTCAACTAAAAGCGTCAGGAACCATCGGTGTAAGCACCACAGGGACGTTATCATCAGTAAACCTTACTGGACCAGGAGCCGGGTACAGAAGTGCCCCAGAGGTCATTGTGAGGGGATCTCATGGATCTGGTGGACTTGTAACCGCGTTCTTGGGAACACTAGATCCCACCGTCTATAATATTTCCACTGCAGTTTACAATAGACATGTTGGAATTGTAACTTTTACTACTTCGACAGCACACAATTACAAAGTTAATCAAAGAGTCAGAGTCGTTGGAGCGGGATTTACTTTTCCTGCACTTTCCGCAGTAAGAAATGTAAACACATTTGCATACAATCCAGTCAGTGGAATTGCAAGTATAACTGTTTATGGTGGACATTATATTGGTACAGCAACTAATCGATCCAGAAATCTATTAGTAAAATCTATAGAAGTAACTGATGGTATATCTACTTTTCTTCTTAGAGAAGATGCATATCCAATAATTTCGGTTGGATCTACAAATAATGTAGAAATTAATATTGGAATTGGAACTACCTCATTAAGTTACGTTGCCGGTGGGCTAGTTCAGGCTGGTGTCGATACTGCTATTTTGGAGGGAGCGGACGTAGTTGGATTTGATATTCTTGGTGTAACTACTAACACCTTCAAAGTTTTTGTTGGACTATCTACATTCGATCACACATATACTTCTGGTGGAAAGGTCCAAAGAAATGAAGTTGGCATTGTTACTGGATTGCAAATTATAAATGCAGGTCAAAATTATTATACATCCCACAACGTTGCTTATGTTGATTATGAACCAGTAACTGGAGTAACTACAATAACTGGATATGGAAAAAAACTCGGAATAACAACAACAATTGCAAATGTTTTTTATACCCCATCTACTGGTATTGCCACTATTCAGGGGACAAATGTCCATGGGTTGTCCATAAATGATGTTGTTAAATTATCTGGAATTGGATTTAGTACTATAAATGGAAACATTACATTTCCATACACTTCCGATGCATTTTTTGCGGTAAAATCAATTCCAAGTACATTAGATTTTTCTGTCAATATTGGTATTTCCACCATTGGGGTACATACTCATCAAATGAGTACCGGCACATTTACTTTATACGAGGGACATGGATTAAAAACCGATGATTTTGCGGTGGTTTCTGGAATAGCCATGACCACAAATTATTGGCCACCAATTGATATAGGAAACGTTACGTATGATCATGTTACTGGTATAGCAACTATCACCACCAATTCTAATCATTATTTGGAAGAACGAGATTTTGTTATTCTTAGTGGTATTGCTATGACTTGCGGATATGATAATGGTGTAGGCATACTTACTTTCCCGAGAACTACGGATCCTGCATATAATGGAGTTTTTGTTACTAATGTTGGTACGTCTACAGTATTCACTGCTAATGTAGGACCATCAACAACCCCACACACATATAATTCTGGCGGAACAATCCAACATGCGATAAGATATCCATTGCCCTACATGCAAGGATTTGATTTAATTTCACGACAATTTGGAGATGGATTTTATATCTTAGAAGTATATGATCAAGCTAGATTCAGAGTGTCCTCTGGACTGATTACCTCTAGATATAATTACAATAGAGGGGGAACTATAGAAAAACCAATTTCTTTGGAAATTGTGGATCCAGATCCCTATTATAATATGAATTTAGAGTATGTATCTGGTTCTACTGGAATTGGAACAACGGGAATCGGAACTGGGGCTAAAGCAAACTTTTCAATTAATGTTGATGGTGATATCGGAGTTTTTGATGTAATTGAGGAGGGGTTGGCATATAAAGTTGGAGATAGACTAACAGTATCTGGTATATGCACAGATGTTACAGTTGGTATAGTAACCCAATTTGAATTATCCGTTTTGGAAATTGCAAATGATAAATTTTTTGGATTTTATCCAGGTCAATTTATATTGTTTGATGATATTTCAAAATTTTTCAATGGAATTCGCAAAAAGTTTACTCTTTCTGTTACTACTGGTGGAGTGGTTTCTATTTTAAGTTTAAAAACAGAACCTGGTTCCGACTTGGATGTTACAAATAATATGTTCATTTATATTAATGATATATTGCAAACTCCAAATATTTCATATTCTTTTAGAGGAAGTAGAATTATATTCACTGAAGCTCCAAAATCAGATTCCAAGTGTTCCGTCTTTTATTATAGAGGATCTGATGCTGATGTTGAGTTAATTGAACCAATTCCGACAGTGAAACCAGGAGATATTGTACAGATAAAAGAAAACCGATTAGATATTTTCGATAGAGACCAATTTCCAAGAACTACAAAAAGAATTGTTGCTTCCGATGTAATGGAGACATTTACTTACGACAGCGTAGGTATTGATACAAATCAAGACAATGAGAGACCATTATCTTGGGAAAAACAGAAAGTAGATAAAATCTTAAATGGCGTATATTTCTCAAAAGCAAGAGATATTAATAAATGCAAAGTATCTCCAGCAACATTCCCGATAAAAAATATTGGACCTACTGATTCAGAAATATATGTTGCAAATGCATTTCCAGTCTTCAGTGAAGTTGACTTGTTGGTAGAGTCCGAACGGCATCTGAGGATATTTGAAAATAGAGATATATCTCCTGCACTTGTTACTTCTGTTGTTTCTGCTTCCTCAAGTATATCTTCACTAGGTATTACATCTTCTGGATCGGGTTATCTAAATTTAACAAATCCTGTTGTTTCAATATCTGCATCAAAACTTACTAAAAAAGATCCAATCAAAAACTGGAAATTTGATGTTATTACATCTATTTCTACTTCAATAACTTTAAAAGGAATAACCAGATCTATTCCCGTTGTTGCTGTTGGAAGTAGCAGTCAATATATCAACACATTGAGCGGAACTTTCTGGGAAAGAGGTAAAATTGGATTTGGGGATACAATAACATTCAATGCAATTGAAGTCGGATCTGATGGTAGGACTCTATTGACGGTTGGAGAATATGGAAAAGCAGCTAAAGCAGTATCTTATGGAACTACAATTTCTTCTTGGACTCCAGTTTCTCTTAAAGAAGAAAGACAGATTCCAGCAATTGGAGTAAATGTAGTTTACGATTCTAATTATGTTGGAACTTTTAATGATGTTGTATATGAACCAATTCTTTCTACTTGGGTAGCTGTAGGTGCAGGAGGAAGTATATTTAATGGAGTGGGGATTGGTACAACCACACTATTCAGCCAGTTCTCGGGAACTATTCAAAGTTTGAATTCAATTGTTTATGCACAGGGAACGTATATCGCAGTCGGAAATGGTGGTGTAATTATTAGTTCTGTTACAAGTAGATTTTGGGAACCAAAAATAAGCAATACTCCACAAAACCTTAGAGATGTGATCTATGACGGAAATAGATTTATAGCCGTTGGTGATTCTGGAACGATTATCATATCTTCTGATAGAGATTATTGGCAACCCTTTAGTGAACAAAATTATAACATTGCACTAAATCCAGCAACATTTTCTTTTAGGAAAATTAGATTCGTAAATGGAATTTACATTGCTTTAAGTGATGTCGGCGTTCTATACTATTCGTTAGATCTTCTCAATTGGATACCTAGATCAACCATTCAAAATAATCCAGTAAATGATTTGCTTTTCTCTCCATTTGGTTTGGAGGGCAGATTTATTGCGGTTGGTGGAGCCGGTACGGTTTTCTACTCGGAACCAATTTACAATAGAGCAACAGCGACATCCTCAGTTACAAATGGGATTGTTACCTCTATCAGTATTACTAATGGTGGATTTGGATATCAATTATATTCTTCTCCACCAGTTCTCGTTGAATCAGATAAGACGGTAGAAGAGAAAATTTATTCATATAAAACAAAGGGAGATTTCGGAACAATAGTTGGGGTAAATACTCAGATTCCAGGCCAATCTGTCAATGGACTTGCTCCTAGATTGGAATTCCAACTTAAATCTGAATTTAATGATAATACTAATCTTGGGTATGGATATTCATCTCTGAATGTTTTTGGAATCAATCATAGTCAACTACAAATTGGAGATTATTTTATAATCTATGACAGTCCAGTAAAAGTTGGACATGCTTTAACTGGAATCAGCACTCATGTTGGTGGATTAACAAATTATCCAACAAATAAAGTTGGAATTGCATATTCAACAATAGATGGATTGTACAGAGTAGATGCAGTCACGACTGCAGATCAAATTAGTGGAATTGTAACAGTAACCTGTTCGTTCTTACCAGCACCAAATAGTAATAGTCAAATTCGGGTTGGAGTTGGAACTACGGCTTTAACAAAATATTATGGTAAATACTCCTGGGGTTTGATTTATGACTATCAAAATAGAGCTTCATTTAGTCCCAAACAATTCCTAGTTAATCCAGATAATGGTTTAGTTGGTTTTGCCACAGCTCCATTGATTACCAGAACTAAACCCCTAACTTAACCTTCATAAATATAAAAAAAACTAGCTTTAAAATGCCTGCTATTATATCAGATCAATTTAGAATATTAAACGCTGAAACTTTCGTAAGAAGTTTTGTTGGTATTGGGTCTACAGTAAACAAATATTATTCTTTCATTGGCTTGCCTGGATCTACAAATCCAAATGCTGGTGGAACTCCCGATTGGAATTCCAATACACCTGCACCCCTAGACGGATTTAAAGAAGAATATGAGGTGAAGGAATCTGTTATTGCAATGAAAAAAATAACGGATAGGGACGTTAGACGACTTGTTCGAAAAGTCCAATGGACTGCTGGACAAACATATGAAATGTACAGGCATGATTACAGTATTTACAATTTGACTCCTCTTACAAATCAAGCTAGTTTATATGAAGCATATTTTTATGTTATAAATGAAGACCTTAGAGTTTATATTTGTCTCCAAAATGGATCAGATCCAGAAAATCCAAAAGGTAGGCCATCATATGACCAACCCACATTTATTGACCTTGAACCAAGAGCAGCTGGTACAAGTGGCGATGGTTACATTTGGAAATATCTTTATACGATTAAACCATCGGAAGTAGTTAAGTTCGATTCCATCGAATATATACCAGTTCCAGAAAATTGGGGGTATGAGGGGGAATCTATAGCCACAAGAGGCAATGCAATAGATGGTAGAATTGAAGTAGTAGTTATTAATAATAGAGGCAGTAGTTATCAACCAATTTCTACATCTTTTGCAAATGTTCCTATTTTGGGAGATGGTACTGGAGGAAAAGCAACTATAACCATTGACTCGTTTGGAAAAATTTCCGAAGTTTTTGTTACTGATGGCGGCATTGGATATTCTCATGGCAGTATTCAATTTTTTCCTGGAGCCCCAGGAACTGAACAAGGGGGTCCATTAGAAAACCTAACAAACACAGGCATCGGTACAACTGCTAGAGCTATATTTGATGTTATTATTCCACCCAAAGGTGGACATGGTGCTGATATTTACAGAGAACTTGGTTCATATCGAGTATTACTCTATTCTAGATTCGAAACCTTGGACACAAATCCAGATGTCATTGAAGGTAATGATTTTGCTAGAATCGGAGTCATAAAAAATCCCACTGTTTTTGGTAGTACATATGAATTACTTGATTCTTCTGTTGTTAGTGGATTGAAGGCATTGAAACTGGTTGGATTAGCAACAGAGACTACTTACGCTGTGGATGCAGTTATTAAACAAACTGTTGGGGTTGGATCTACCGCGATTGGTATTGTAGCTTCTTGGGACAAAAAAACCAATGTCCTCAAATACTATCAACCCATGGGACTTGCATCAAGTGAGAGTGGTTATAAAATTATCCCATTTACATCAACACCAGAGACTGGTTATGGATTAACAGTTAGTTGTTCTTCCATCATTGGCCCAGTATTGCAAATTAATAACAATTTCAACGGGGTCACTACGTCAATAAATAACACAACATACCAGTTGGGAATGAACTTTGTTGCTGGAATAGCTTCCGCTGAATACAACACTAAATCTGGAGAAATAATCTACATAGATAATAGGATTGCAATTCCAAGATCCTCAAGCCAAAAAGAAGATATTAAGATTGTACTGGAGTTCTAAACTAAAATGCCGCAAAATACTAATCTAAATGCATCTCCATATTTTGATGATTTTAAGGAAGATAAAAATTATCAAAGAGTTCTTTTTAAACCAGGATTCCCAATCCAAGCAAGAGAATTAACAACTTTACAGTCTATACTTCAAAATCAAATAGAAAAATTTGGGAAACATTTTTTCAAAGAAGGATCTGTAGTAGTTCCTGGACAACTTGCTTATGATTCTGACTATACTTGTGTTCTAATTGATGAAACCCATCTTGGGATACCAGTATCAATTTATCTCGATGCATTGATAGGAAAAACTATCAAAGGAGAAACAAGTGGTGTAACGGCAAAAGTAGAAAATTATATTACAAATTCGGAATCCGAATTAAAGAGTTATACATTGTATGTAAAATATCAAAGTTCTAGTGATACAGATTTTGCTAGACAAAAGTTTGTAGATGGGGAAAATCTAATAACTTTAGATGAAATTGAATATTCAATATCCAACATTAGATCGGGATCTACATTTGCAACTACTCTAATTGCAAATTCAACAAGAACTGGTTCTGCTGCTAAAATTGCAGATGGAGTATATTTTATTAGAGGGTTTTTTGTAAATGTTCAAGCGCAGACTGTAATCCTCGATCAATATTCAAATAAACCAAGTTATAGAGTTGGACTTGTAGTTTCGGAAGAAATTACCACGGCTTCTTCAGAGTACAACGACTTGTTCGATAATGCAAAGGGATTTTCTAACTTTGCTGCGCCTGGAGCCGATAGATTTAAACTCTCTACGCAATTAGTAAAAAAATCTTTGAATGATTTTAATGATGAAGATTTTATTGAATTGATTAGAGTTGAGAACGGGATACTTTCAAAATTCGTAAAAACAAGTAATTATAATTTAATTAGAGATGAACTGGCTAGAAGAACATACGATGAATCTGGAGATTATTACGTAAAACCTTTCACAATTAGTGTGAAAGAATCACTAAATGATAGACAAGGAAATCATGGAGTTTATTTTGAGAATCAGAAAACTTTAAGTGGAAATACTCCATCTGATGATTTACTAACATTATCAATAAGCCCTGGGAAAGCATATGTAAGGGGCTATGAAATTGAAACTATTAATACTTCAAATGTAGATATACCGAAAACTAGAGAACCAGAAAATCAAGAAAATGAATCAATTCAATTTAGCCTAGGAAGACAAATTGAATTAAATAACGTTTATGGATCAGCTCCTGTTGGATTTGGAACTACTTCCCATGTAAGATTATTTGATAAAAGAACAGAAACTCCTGGCACTCCATCTGGAATTCAAGTTGGAATTGCTAGATTATATGATTTAAAATTAAAAAACTCAGAATATCTTAATGCCACAACAAAATTTGAAGCGTCACTGTATGATATTCAAACATTTACGTATCTGGAAATAAACACCCATATGCTCCTTCCCACTCCAGCTTTTGTTGAGGGTAGGAGTAGTAATGCATCTGGATTTTTATATCAAACTGTGAATGATGTTCGTCAGATGATTCTTTACCAGTCTTCTGGAACTTTTCAAGTCGGTGAAGAAATTTTAGTTAATGGTGAAGATATTTCTAGAACAATTACTAGAGTATCTGATTATAGAATCTCTGATGTCCATCAAATATGTGGTATTGATGGAGTAAACTTTACTGGTGATCCAGTTTTAAATTCTTTAAAATTATTAGCACCAGCTGGCAGTCAATTCACAATCTCTGCATCTAGTGGTGGAGTGTCTACGGTAACTTCTCCAAATACATCTTTTTCGGTTGGAATACAAACTGGAGATATTATTTCTTATAGTATACCTGGATCTTCTGTGCCTACTTTTAACAGGGTAAAAGAAGTAAATACGACCGCAAGATCATTGATTATTGAACCAACAACTTCAGTTACTGGAGTTTGTACAGGCGGACTTCCTGCAGCTGCTGGATTAACTGTAAATGACTTTGTAGTTGCCTCCACACAGGTAAACAATGTAGGGGATGCATATTTATTCAGTGATTTGACTCGTAGAAATGTATCTAATACGAATTTATCATCATCTCAAATTGTAATTAGAAAATCATATGCTGTAACCATATCATCTGGTGCTTTTAGTCAAGTTTTAGAAACCGATCCAAACCTAACTTTGGAACCTTTTGATGAAGAAGACTATACTGTATCATTTAATTCAAACGGAGCGGTGGAATCGTTAAACAACCAGAAAGTATCTGTGAGTGGAAGAACAATTTCTTTACAGAATATAAGCCAAAATGGAGCTGCTACTCTCACAGTTACTTGGAGGAAAATTAATTTACGTCCTAAGAAAAAAGTATATCAAAGATGTAGTATTAGTGTTATAAACAAATCGAGTAAAAATGCTTCAGGAGTTTCTACGAGTTCATTGAATGATGGACTTACTTTCTCTAATGAATATGGAACAAGAGTTCAAGATAAAAGGATTTCCCTTGGAATTTCTGATGTTGTTTCGGTTATTGGCGTTTTTGAAGCATCAGGACCAAACGATCCACAACTACCAAAATTAGTTTTAGCAAATTTAAATTCTAATATTTTAAATTCCATTCGTGGAGAAACTATTATCGGTCAAAATTCAGGGGCGGCCGCCTCTTTTGTTCTAACGAATGGTACTAATGAAATCGATTTTGTATATTTAAATGAAAATATATTTGAAATTAATGAGGTAGTTTCATTCCAGGAGTCAAAAATAACTGCAACAGTTTCATCATTCATACCTGGAGATAGAGATATTAAGAATAATTATGAGTTTGACCCAGGACAAACTAGAGAAATTGTAGATTGTTCTGCTATCGTTAGAAAGTCAACGGCATCCGCTGCTACTAGAAGATTGTCAATTGTTTATAATAATTATTATATTGATCCTGCGGATCCTGGTGATTTTGTAGTTGTGAACTCTTACGATAAGGATCGTTATACGTATGATATGCCCAGAATCTCTGGACTTTCGGCTTCGGATATTATTGATGTAAGACCAAGAGTTTCTTCGCATACAAGTGGTTCTGGAACTTCTCCATTTGAGTTTAAATCTAGAGTTTTCAATCCATTTACATCGTCATCATCTCATATTTTTGCAAAAGATAAAGCAACTACGATTTCATATGATTATTATGTGGGAAGAATTGATAAACTTTTCTTAACAAAAGAAGGAATATTTAATGTTTCGAGAGGGCTTCCATCTCTCAGTCCAAAAGTGCCCACTTCTATTGAAAATGCTTTAGAAATTGCCACTATTGTTTTACCTCCTTACGTTTATAATCCAGATGAAGTTTCTATATCTCTTAATAGTCATAAGAGATATAGAATGAAAGATATCTCTGTGATTGAAAAAAGGTTAAAGAATGTAGAATATTACACTGCACTATCTCTCTTGGAGAGTGAGACTGCTAATATGTCTTTGAGAGATTCCCAGACAAATCTGAATAGATTTAAAGCTGGATTTTTTGTCGATAACTTCAAATCGGTTCTTGGTGGAGATATTACTAATGTACTATACAAAGCAAGTGTAGATACAGTTGAAGGTAGACTTAGACCATCTCACTATACGACTTCTGTTGATCTTCTTCTTGGTTCTGAAGTGGTAATTGGTGCTGCAGTCACATCAAATCCATCCGCAGATTATCGATTTGTCAATGATCTTGGCGATACAAATGTCAAACGTGTGGGTGATGTTGTGTGTCTGAATTATACTGATGTCGTTTTTGTTCAAAATAAATTTGCAACAAGGAGTGAAAATGTAAATCCATTTGCTGTCGTTAACTGGATTGGTCAAATTGAATTGAATCCATCTACCGATACTTGGATTGAAACTAGAAGAAGTGCAAGAACATATGATATTGAAGGAAGTTATTCCGCATCCATTGGCATTACTGGTGCTGACTCGAATACAGGAATATCTCCAATTGATTGGGGTGGATGGGAAACTACCTGGACAGGACAATCGATTTCAAACGGACCAACTATATTCAGCAATACAACATCGACACAAACAGGGTCTCAAGAACAACAAGGTGGATTCCAAAATGGCCGTGGTATTCCTATCACTACAACAACTACACATCAAGATAGAACAGTTTCTTTTAGAAATCAAACTGTAAATACAACTACTAATCAAACGAGACAGGGAATTCAATTTAGAGTTGGAGAAAGATTTGACTCTACAAGTCTTGGAGATAAAGTTGTTTCTCTTGATGTTGTCTCTACTATGAGATCTAGAAATATTGAATTTATTTGCAAGAGATTGAAACCAAATACAAGACTGTATGGATTCTTCGACAACATTGACATGAACAAGTATGTTGTTCCAAAGTTGATCGAAGTTACAATGGTAAGTGGAACTTTTGGTTCTAATGAAATTGTTTCTGGTTCATTTGGGTCAGCTGCAATCAGATTTAGACTTGCACAACAAAATCATAAGTATGGTCCATACAACGCTCCAACTGAAACATATAAGGTAAATCCATATTCCCCAGAATCTGTTCTGTCAAGTATCTATTCATCAACCTCTACGGTATTAAACGTAGATACTGCATCTTTAGAACTGCAATCTGCGTCTGGATATTACGGTTATGTTACTACTGGTATGAGATTAGTTGGACAATCTAGCGGTGCGATTGCAACAGTAAAAGATATACGTTTAATCACTGACCAAGCAGGCGTTGTAATTGGATCTTTATTCATCCCAGATCCAACAACTCCAGCTGCACCCAGATTCGATACTGGCACAAAAACATTTACACTAACGACAAGTTCTACCAACGAAACTATTTCTGGATTTACTGATAGTTCGGCTGAGGCAAACTTTACTTCATCTGGAACTCTTCAAAATGTCGAAGCAAGCACTCTTAGAATGAGAAATGCGGATGTTCAAAGAATTCCAAGATCAGATTCTAGAACAATTCAGTCTTCTGAGACGAGAGTTGTAGCAGACACTACTTTTGCAAATAGAACTACCCAACAAACAAGATGGGTTGATCCTCTTGCACAATCATTTGAAGTTCCAGATGTCAATGGAGTATATTTAACTAAATGCGAAGTCTTCTTTAGAACAAAGGATACAAAGAGTCTTCCAATTACACTGCAAGTAAGAACTCTGCAAACAGGTCTACCCACTCAAACAATCTTACCTTTTGGTGAAGTTGTTTTGGATCCAGATCAAGTGGCACTTTCTGGAGATGGTACGGTTCCAACTACGTTTACGTTCCCATCTCCAGTTTACTGTGAAGGTGGTGGGGAGTTCGCTATTGTTTTACTTTCGGCATCTAATGAGTATACCGTATTCATTTCTCGAATGGGAGAAGAAGACGTTACTACTATTAATAAACCAGACTCTGAGAAAATTATTGTTTCTCAACAACCATTGTTGGGATCACTATTTAAGTCTCAGAATGGTGCTACTTGGGATCCAAGTCAGTTAGAAGATCTTAAGTTTAATTTGTATCGAGCTAACTTTACAAGTAAAATTGGAAATGTAAGATTCTATAATCCAGACCTTGATATTGGTAATAGACAAATTGCTTCTTTGAGAGAAAATCCAGCTGACATGATTTCTAGAAGTGTAATTGTTGGTCTGGGAGTAAGTTTGAGTGCATCTCAGGTTTCCAATTTAACCGCTGGTATAACTGTCATACAACAAAATAATCCAAACTTTAAGGCAAAATTAAGTAAAATTTTAGGATCTATCGGGATTGGTAGTGTTCTAAGTTTGAGTTCTATTGGTGCTGGATTTACTGCTGGTGCTGTTACTTACACAAATGTTCCTTTAGTTTCAAAAACTGGAAGGGGATTTGGGGCAAAAGTGAATATATCTGTAAATTCTGGAGTTGCAGTCGCAGCAACAGTTTCTGTTGGTGGAACTGGATATTCTGCTGGAGATATTTTAACCGTAAATTCTGTTGATACTGGTGGATTTGGTAAAAATCTTATATTAACAATTCCAAACAACATTGGTATTATTAGTGCATATAATACTTTAATTCTAGATAATTTACAAGGCACTCCGACTGTTGATGGTGGTTCTGCTATTGTATATGTAAGTGCGGCCGGAACAACTATTCTAAGTGGTGCAACAGTTCAATCATCAAATACAATCAATGACGGACTTCATATTAGAGTAAAACATAACAGCCATGGGATGTATTCTCCTTTTGAGAGGGTTATCCTCAGTGGATTCCAATCTGATTCCAAATCGGAAAAACTAACGGCTTCTTATGATTCATCAAGCACCGATTCTATTTCAGTATCTTCTGTTGGAATATTCACTTCTTTTGAAAACTATGAGGTTAGTGTTTCAAACCCAGGATATGCTTTGATTGGAAATGAAATAATCAGATATGTTGGGGTGTCAAGTTCTTTAGGAACATTAACTGGAATTACTAGAGCAATTGACAATACTAGAGCAAGTGATCATTTGAACAATGCATTAATTTCTAGATATGAATTGAATGGCATTTCATTGAGAAGAATAAATGCAGAACATAGTTTCGCTGATGTAGATTCAAGTACATATCCTGTTGATATTGATCACTATTGGGTTAAAGTTGGTGTTTCTAGTAGAGGCGTCGATAGATCAATTGGAAATTCAAGTGGACTTCCAGAACTATTTTTCAATAAAACAATGTCTGGCGGTTCTTATGATGTTAATTATGTTATTGTTGGAGTTCCATTTGGACCTAGAGCAACGCAAAATATTCCATTCAATGCACTAACACCAAATGTATCAATTCTTAATCCAGAAGGAACATCTGTTTCTGCACGGGTGCGAACGTTCACTGGAAATAGTGTTGATGGAGAAACCACTGCATTTGTTGATCAAGGATTCGAACCAATTTCTCTTACTGGTATAAACTACTTCACTTCACCAAGAATTATTGCTTCAAAGATTAATGAACTTTCCAAGTTAACAGACTTCCCAGGAAGAAAGTCATTCACAATGGAATTTACTTTGTCAACTCAGGATGGAAAAGTAAGTCCAATGATTGACTTGGATAGGGTAAATATAATTACAACTATGAATAGGATTAATAGTAAGGTTCTTAACTATGCAACCGATTTTAGAGTTAATTCTTTAGATGCAGATCCAAGTGCCGCAATATATCTTTCCAAACCAGTTAGATTGGAAAAGCCTGCAGACGGACTAAAAGTGCTTTTTGATGCATATAGACATTCTAGTAATGACATTAGAGTAATGTATAGAATACTAAGACCAGATTCACCAGCAGAATATCAACTGTTTGAATTATTCCCTGGTTTTGATAATATAGACGGTGATGGAGTCCCTCTTGATATTGCAAAAAATAGTGGATTGCCCGATAAAAGAGTATTGGCTTCAAACGGATTGGAGGATTATAGAGAATATGAATATAATGCTGTTAATTTGCCTCCATTCAATGGATTCCAAATTAAGATTATTATGACTGGAAATAATTTTGCTTATGTTCCAAAAATTAGAGATTTACGAGCAATTGCATCCATTTGATATGAAGATAAAGGTAGAAAATAGCACATCTCTTTATAGAGACAGTCATAGTAATGCAATTATAAATTGTTCTGATTTGGAATATGATAATTATATAAAAATTAAAAACAAAAAACTTAACGAAATTAATGAGATGCAACAATTAAAAAATGATGTTGATGAGTTGAAAGATATGATGAAACTAATTTTAGAAAAATTAAATAAATAGTTAAACACTTCCCTGTGACAAATGGCAGCAAGAGTTATAAATTTAGTTTTGGATCAGGGTGTAGATTTTCAAGCAAGTTTTACGCTTAAAAATCAAAATAACACTCCATTAAATCTTACTGGATATACAGCAGTATCAAAAATTAGAAAACATCCAGCCGCAACTAAGTCATATCCATTTACAGTGACATTCCCAGATAGACTAAATGGAGTGGTACAAGTTTCTATGGGATTTACATCGACTGGATTAATTGAAGGAGGTAGATATGTCTATGACATAATTCTCACATCGCCGAATGCATATAAAACTAAACCAATACAGGGAAATATTCTAGTTATTCCTGGAGTTTCATAATGACAAATTCCTACTTTGTAACAGTAAATCAACCCGATCCATATAATATTGGGGTAAACTATGAAATTCCAACAAAGTCTGTACAATATGGAAATGTAATTCTGGATAGTATAAATTCTCTTTTTAATGGAACTTCTTTGAATTTTCCACTGGCTGCTACGGGAACATCATATCTTCCAGTAAACGATCAACAATTAATAGTATCGAAAAATAATTTAATACTAGAACCAGTTGAAGATTTTACTATTTCTGGTTCCAATATAATCTTTACAACTCCTCCAACTTTGGGAGATGATGTTTTTATCATAGCTCTTGCTACTACTGCAGATTTGACCAGGACTATTAATTACGTCATTGATAGTGGCAGTTCACCAATGTTGCCAGGAAAAAAAGGAAAAGTTACATTAGATGTAAGTGGTATTATTGATTCTGTAAAAATATTTTCAGATCAAACTGGAGGAGTTGTTTTTGAGATTTCAAAATCAAATTATACCAACTATCCTACTTTTACAAGTATCACTGCAGGACAACGAGTCCAATTGATAAACAATAATAAGTATTTTGATGATATTCTAAATAATTGGGATAAAACAATTGTTGCGGGTGATATTTTAGATTTCGAAGTCATTAGCGTTTCCAATATCCGAAGATTTCTAATCTCTTTAAAATTAAAATTATAAATAATCATAGTTCTTAAAAGTCTAACCCCTAAGAGGAGTTGTTTCGATGGCATTACTAGTTCCTAATATTGGTGAAATTGAGACTCTACGTTATCTGATTGCTCAAAATAACTTTGTTGCTGATCTTGAGGACACTTCACCAAGAAATCTTGTCCTAAAGTTGTATACAAGTAACACCACTCCGGCTGAGGGTGATGTTCCCACGGCTTCTGCGTATTTTGAACCATATATTGACGGTAACGTCAACGGTTACGGAACTATCCCAGTTACTGGGTATCCACCTTTGGTAAATAATAGAACTGATCAAGTCTATACTTCCCAGTATGGTATTCTCTTAAATGGTTCTCGTTGGGTTATTAAGAACGTTGGTAGCGGCACAACCGCTACATATCCAGAACAGACATTTACCTTCAGTGGTCCTGCGGGTAATATCTATGGTTATTATGTAACTAGAGCAAACAATATGCCAATCGCGGTACAAGGTGTTGTACATGCTGCCAGTGTTGGTATTGGAACAACTATTACTAAGGGTACTGGTTCAGATCCATGTATTGGTATTGTTGGTAACTTCTACTTTATTGTTGATCCCGATGTAAGCATCGATGATCTAACTCTTGGTCAGTATATTGCAGGAAACGCTGGTATTCAAACTGGAACTAGGATTATCGGAATTGATAGGGCATTAAAAGTTGTTTATGTTGATAAACCACTTGTTGATAACATTCAAACTGCAACCGATCCATCTATTACTTTCAGTTTCGGTAAGATCTCGATTGTCAATCACCAACTCAAGAAGGGAGATGTTATTTACATCGCCGCGGGTACAGGAAATACTACTTTAGAATCAAACGTATATACTGTATTTGATGTTCCTAATGCAAATGAGTTCATTACGACTCCTTCACTAACTGCAACATCAAATGGTGTTCTTGGTCTAAACACTGCAACTCTTTACAGTTCAATCATGTATGCTGAAAGATTTACAAATGGACCATACAATATCCAAAACAATGGCGACCAAATTAAGATCACTCTAAACGTCGCTCTCGACTGATATATATTTAAAATAAAATTATTGTCATGGTTGGGGGTTGCTTTATTACTAAGCAATCCCCATTTTTCTTCAAATGAGAATTATTAAACTATGCCAAATGTCTACGTCTACGATGAAACAAGAGTAGATTACTTTGTTACTGACGATTTGGGGAATGTTCCTCAACCAGTAACAGAGTTCATTGACTATGGCAATGTTTCTGCACAAGCAGATCCACCAGAAATTGATTCATTGCAGTTTAATATAAATGATTACGGATTTGTATCGAGAATTGGTGATGTTTATCCATACGGCAAGATAAACATAACTGGAAATATTTCGACAGAAAGAGCATATGTACCTGTAACCACTGGACTTGGAATTGTTAGTGGTGCAGCTAAACAAAGATTTATTAAATCGACCTGGATCGGGTCTGGCACCCTCTTTGAAATTGGTGGAGGACTGGAAAGACTTGTCATACCCGATTTGGGTGCCGCAGGACCATCTCCACGCATCACTGGTGGTTCTAGAGAAAGAACTACTAATCGTTATAATGGAACAACCGCAACATTTAAAGTCGTTGCTACTTCTGCGGTAACAAAGGAATTTAATGTATATCCAGTAGTCTCTACAATTACCATATCGGTAACTGGAGGTACATCACAAGAATATCCATATGAGTATATCCAAACTATTGTTCAAGAACAGTTAGTTGGTAAAGCTCGAGAAAAAATTGCGTATCAGTATGCACTTACTGAGATTCTTCCTTTTGAAGAGGATGATTGGGGAGAGTTATCTGATGTAAATGGAAGTGCGTTTGATGAAACAACAACAACATTTGATAGTACACTCACACAAAACGTTGCATTTAGTGATCAAGTTATTGTAGAAAAGGAATATTGGGGAGTAATAACACAAAATCCAAGTCAGACAGAAGATTATGGAAATATTGAGTCTGCCTTCCTGAATAAATTTGGCAAAATACGAACGGTCAAATATACTAAGGCGAAGTATTGTAAATCATTTGATTACTCTGGTTCTGGTTCAATTTCAGTTTCTACTGGAGTACCACCTACAGATACAGATAGAGCTCGCAAATTTGCAGGATCTGGAAACATTGTTATTAATGGTCAACTGGGTCTTTCTCAAGCTCCTCAACATAGAGTATTTGGTCTTGGTGATAAAATTGTTCTTTCTGGCGGATCTAATCAAAGATTTATACCAAAACCAATTAGGGGATCTGGACTCGTTAAGATCTTGGGTTCAGCTAGACACAGAAAGACATCCAATCCACCAGAAAGGAAAGCGGAAATCCTTATCTATGGTTATGTTGATAACGTTAAGACTATATTCCAGCCACAAAGAAAGACAGTCAGAATCAATGTTTCTGGCCAGGCTACAAGGGTAAAACTATTCAAGGCGTTTAAGGGATCCGATACGATTAGGGTTCTTGGTGCTCTTTCTACTCTGGATATCAGATTTGGTCCACATTGGAGGAGTCCCCTTGAGAGAGATGGTTATATCGAACCAATTGATTATGGATTTATTACTCAATCAACGACAGAACCTAATGAGGATTGGGGATTAGTAAGTGAAATTCCATTAGTCATTAATGGTGGCGGATCTCTTGACTTTGGTTATATTATTCCAATATTTACTCGAATCAATATCGTTGGAATTGCTGCTCAAGCATTTGCTAGAGATGCATATAAGGGATTGGGTCTGATTAATCTATCTGGAATAAAGGCAGAAAAATCGGCTTATATCTTCAAATCTAATGGACTTTCTGGTATTGCAACTCATCCAGCCGGATTCTTCTTCTCTGGTGCAAATTGGTTCAGTCAGGCTCCTCAACATAGAGTATTTGGTATTGGTGATTACGTCAAGGTTCTTGGAACTGGTAATGAATCCATAACTCCTACAACGGAAATTGGATCTGGAAATATATCAATTTCTGGTGGACTTTCTAATCTTAAGTTTGTAAGTTCTGCAGGAGAACAAACAATTCTTACCACTATTAGTGGTTCCTCAAAAGAAAGATTCATTCCCAACTTTAATGGATCTGGAAAACTTACTCTCAGTCAGGGAAGAGAGGCTGGACAAACCTATCTCAGAATTATTACTGTGGATCCAAAAAGATCTGCAGTTCTATTCTCAGTATATAACAGTCTATCAATATTTGAGAAAAATACAGAATCTTACAATAATTCATCAATCAGCAAGAGCGGTGGTGGATCTGCAGATTATGGAAGTATTCTTAATATTCCTTCTTATGGATTTGACCTATCACAACAAGGAAGTGGAAATGGCGCATTAACACAAACCTTTGATAATGAAACTAATACTTATGATCAGGATATTGTTACAGGTCGTCGTTATAGTGATGATTTAATTAGCTCTGGATTGCTGCCAACATTTGATAAGACTTCTTCATATGAAGTCAATTTTGGTTCAAGAAATGTCAGCGAAGATTATGGATATGTCTATCCAAATACTGTTGGTGGACCGGCATACGATCAATACTTATATCCATATAATACTGGATTCTCTGATCAGGATGGAATTGATAAGGGATACGAAGATCTAGGGTTCTTGAATGAGAATCCGAATGAACAGGCAAAGGCTCCATTTGGAACAATCCGTCTCCAACAACCATCGTTTGCAAATATTTCCCGAGTTATTCCAAAATATCCAGGAAAAGTTACACTATTTGTTTCTGGATTTGCTTCGCAGAAATTTGTACCGAATTGGAATGGATCTGGTACATTAAGTGTTCTTACTGGAGCTGCAGAAGCTTACAGTGCTCAGACCCCAGAAAATACACCACTAGTTGTAATTTCTGGATCCAGAATTAGTGAAAGGGCAACCTTTGCTATCGAAGGATCTGGTAATATTACAGTTTCTGGACAAATTGTAGAAAGAGCAACATTTAGTGAAGTCGGTTCTGGATCTATTAATATTTCTGGAGATTCTCTCAATAGTGTCAGAGCCGATCCAATTGAAAATACGGTCCTATTTACATTATATGGTGAATACGAGAAACTTAAGTTTGCCGTTAATCCACCAGTAATAAAAGCCACACTGCGACTTGCTGGGGAACTTAAACATCCATTTATTGACTATACCCCACATTACGGTATTGACAGGAACGTTGGAATTGAGACTGGTATATTCATTCTACCTGGCGGGGCTGGTGGTGAATATGGAAATCCAGGTATTGTTACTACAAGATATATTCCACAATATCCTGGTGGTTATTCCAATGGTGGAACTGCAGGACCAATTATACTCAGAGATAGAGCAATTTCGCGTACAAATGCTCCTATCTTTACTGAAGGTACAATTTACATTCTTGGTATTGGTACTGCAGCAAATGGCGATCTCAATGGGGTCCAAGTTGGCGCTAAATGGAGATTTATTCCGCAACTTGTTCGTGGTGGTCCTGGACTTATTTCAATCAAAGGTATTGCAGTCACAGCACCACGTCGAGTTTATGGTTACTACGGAGATCAGAAAAACCCAGGCACTTCTGGAACCATTGTTCTATCTACAGAAAAGAGAAAAACAGAAGAAAGGAAGATTATCAAAATCACTTCTTCAGCTGGAATTATTTCTGTTTCTGGAACTGCAACCGAGAGAAAAACAAATGCGTATCAGGGTACTGGAACCCTATTCAAACTATCAGATGCACTGGATTCCAGAACAAAATCTTATGTTGCAAGTGGCACTGTACGAGTACAAAGTCAGTCCATATCTTCAGAATCCTTTGTCGCACAAACTCCAGAAAATACAGTCCTCTACACTATCAGCGGACAAGCGAAAAAATCCGTTCTACTCACTACAGATTTCACTGGAGTTGTGCAAGTTTCGGGAACCAGTGGGGATCCCATTATTCGCAAATCTTTTGGAGGATCTGGAAAACTATCAACCCGTTCTGGAGCTGCTTGGAACTTTACTCGAAAGTCAATATCAAACGTTGTTCTCGTCAGTATTTCTGGAATCTCAAGAACCAAGATTGTCCAAGTATTTGGATATTATGGAGATCAAAAGAATCCAGGAACTTCTGGGACTATTACGATTTCTGGACAACTCAGCCATCCACAAATCGATTATACTCCGGCGTACAAAACTTCTGGATTGTTCAGAGTTGGTGGAACCGCAAAAACAAATCCAAGTCTTCTTGTCATTGGTATCGGCCGAATTTCAATTTCTGGGGCATCAAAACAGAAATTCTCCTATCAGGGTTCGGAAAGAACAATTCTCACCACTATTTCTGGATCTGCAAATACCAGAGAACTCAATGTATATCAAGACTTTATTACATCTGGTCTTTACAGGATATCTGGTATTTCGGCTACAAGGGAAATACAACTTTATGGATATTATGGGGATCAAAAGAATCCAGGAACTTCTGGTGTTATCAGAATATCTGGGACACCTCTGGTACATCCAAATGTCAGATATATTCCATCTCCAGATGGCAGCGGCACAATCTTTATCAGTGGTGTTGGAAGAAGAAGAAGGATATTCCCACTATACACTGGCGCAGGAATTCTATTTGCATTTTCATCTGGAAAAGAATCTTATTCCAGATCAACATATGTTGGTATTGGAAATGTTATCCTATCTTCCTCTGGCATTACAGAAATATTGCAATTCGAAGAAGGCAGAACTTACGTTGTTATCATATAAAAAGTATAAATAAATCAGAAGCAAAATCGGTTCATGATTTTTGACTCATGACAAAACAAGTACAGTTTAGAAAGGGCACAACTGCGGAGCATTTTAACTTCACAGGCGCCCTTGCTGAAATTACAGTTGATACTGATAAAAAGACAGCCATTGTACACGATGGAGTAACTCCTGGTGGTTTTGAACTTACGAAATCTAGATGGACATTAGCAACTGGAAATGCATATTTGGGGACAAATCAAAAGTATACTGTTGATTCCCAAAACAGTCCTGGTGGATTTACTTTAACAATGCCAGAACCAAGATCTGTTGGAGACTGGGTTTGGATTGAAGATTTCGCAAATTTTTGGAGTCAAAATCCAGTAAATATTGTGTCCGCCTATGATTTTGAAAACGGACATTTGGTTAGAGAATCATCTCCACTTATTCTTGATGTATCTGGTGCTTCAATTTCTTTAATTTGGAATGGAACCTTATGGAAAATCTTCAACAATAGAGGAAGTTAACTATGGCATTAACATTAAGTAATAGTATCTCTGGTGAGTTTATTCCATCAGAATCTTCTGGATTTTATGTTTATGCTTTAAGAAGAGATGCAGAATCAATGCTGTATCTATCAAAAGTTAGCGCTGCCTCTACTGAAACTGGAGAATTTTATAGGGCAAATGGTACTGCAATTCCTGAATTTGGTGATGGTATTGATTATGGTTGTTATGATGTAGGTGTAGGAAAAACTTCAGAAATTAGAAATGATATTGCAAGTAATAAAAAATTTCTAGATGATCCAAATGATAAATATCAACAGATCCGTTTCGATAGAAGAAACTTATACTACTACATAGATAATGATGGTTTCTTCGTCATCCGATTCAATGGACCAGATTATGATTACCTCTCTATCGGACCCAAATAATAATTAACAGGAGAAAAAATGGCTGAGTTTAGACTTGGAAGAGTAAAATTCAACTGGACTGGCAATTGGCAGCCATCCAAATCCTACTTGATTGATGACATCATCAAGTTCGGTGGGAATAGTTACGTGGCGGTCGTTAATCACACTTCCGTAGCCAGTACAGCAGATTTTTATGTAACTGATTTTGCTAAATGGAATGTCCATTTAGAGGGTATTTCTAATACTGGAGAGTGGGCACCCAATTATTTGTATAAGGAAAACGAGGTTTTCAAATTTGGTAACGTTCAATATAGAGTTGTTGTCTCTCACCTTTCACATGGATCTTTTCCAGATCTAAGTAAAGTAGTTGAATACGTAGCTGGATTTAAAGCTGAAGGTGAGTGGAACAATAATACTCAATATCAAACTGGAGATGTTGTCAACTATCAAGGATCTTCTTACGTTGCTTTAACAACATCCCTCGCTGGATTTTTGCCGCCAATTAACGTTGCAATTGGAACCGATGTCGCCGGCAAATCTTGGCAAATTCTTGCCGATGGTCTTGCAGGTGCCGCAATCACCTTTACTCCTGGTACTTACTATAGAGGTCAATTAGTACAGTATGGTGGACATATTTTTAGACATAAACTAGGTGTTACTACAAGCGTTTATCCTTTAGGGTCTGGTGATCCCGTAACTGGAACTGGTATTGGGAATTCTGCTTGGGAGCTCTTAGTACAAGGATTCAAATTTGTAGGTAATTTCTCGACAACATTTAATTACAATGTTGGGCATGTTGCAAGATTTGGTTCAAATTCATATGTTGCAGTAGGTAATTCATTCATAAATATTGACCCTTTAGCTGGTCTTGGTACATATTGGGAGACTCTTGCTGCTGGAGACAGTTCTGCAGCTCTTACTACCAAGGGTGATATTTTAACTTACAATGGCGGTCCATTTAGAATCGGGATTGGTTCTACTGGATATGCACTTGCAGTAAATCCTGATGGGCTTCCTGGTTATCAAATTGTGGGTGCTCAAACTCGTGTTTACTACGTAGACTCTGAGTCTGGTGATGATGGCTCCAATGGTCTTGCACCTAACCTAGCGTTCAAAACAATTAAGCAAGCTTGTCAGGCTGCACGTCCTGATAGAAGTATCACTAATTTTGAATATACTGCATCAACTGGACTTTCAACAATTACCGCTCCTGGTCACGGATTGGCAAACGTTGGAACATTCGTTCAGTTAGCTGAAATTGAATTTGAGTGTACCTCTGGTGGTAACACTTATGGAGTTCTTGGATTCAATTACACTCCAACAACTGGTATTGCTACAGTAACTGCTATTAATATTGGTCTTGCTCCAGAAACTGGTATTGGAAATCTATTAAGAGTGAGAGATGTTCAAGTTTCATATAACACGGGTGCAGGAAGTACTACGGCATTATTTGCAAATGCATTTGGTGGATCAAACTTCCCAATCACTGCAATTCCAAGCAACAACTCGGTAGCATTGAACGTTGGTATTAGAACATTCTCACTCAACTATATTGGTGGAGGTACTATCTTTGCTGGTATCACTACAACCATCTTCCCAGATGTTGCTTCCAAGTCTTATTTTGAAGTTCTTCAAGTTCTTGATACGAATAGAATTGTTGTTAACGTAGGTCCTTCTACTATTGCACACACCTACGTAGGCGGAGGACATATAACTGACCTAACTCCTGCTGTTCTAAGACTTTCTGCCTCTCAGTTCTATGAGCAACTACCAATCATTGTTCCTCCATTCACTTCTATTGTTGGACATACACTTAGAGGTACTACTGTCTTACCTAAGACTGGATTCTCCGATGACAATTCAACTCCAAATAATAGAGCTACAATGTTCCAGTTGAGTGATGCAACTACAATTCAAGCGTTGGCATTCAAAGGATTAGAAGGATTCCATTACGACTCTGCAGCTCCTTTTGAAATTAATAATACAAACGTTAGAACTGGTGTTGGTACAACCGCTTGTGGTAAGTTCTTTGCACTTAATCCAAATTCTCCAGTTAACAATAAGTCGCCTTATGTTAAGGATTGCACATGTTTCTCCGATCCTGCCAGTGCAGATGGCAGATTTGGCGGCGGTGGAGTAGGGGTATTCCTTGATGGTGGAGTCCATGAAGAGGGTGCGAGATCAATGGTATTTGACTCGTTTACCATGGTCAACTCTGATGGTGCTGGATATATTCTTGATAAAAACGCAATTGCAGAAATCGTTTCCTGCTTTACTTATTATTGCAAGTGGGGATATTATTCTGGTGGTGGATCCAGAATTCGTGCAGTTGGTGGTAATAACTCTTATGGTGATTATGGCGTCATTGCTTCTGGATTCTCTACCTCTGAACCAGTAAGATCCGCAAGACTCTTTGGTGATCTGATGAAGATGCAACCAGCAACAATTTTGGGTACAGTCGCTGTCGGGCAGACAATGGTTGGTGAAACATCTGGTGCTCACGGTTGGCTCATAAACGATCAAAGAGCTGCAGATAAATTCCACTTCAAGTATTATCCTGGTTACGGTGCAACTGCAACTACAGCAAACGGTAACATTGCGATTGGTACTTCACCATTTATTGATGGAGAACTCGTCAATACATATAGCCCCACTAGTGGTGCAGGTGTAGCTGGTTCTTTCTATGTTGGTGCTGCTTCCAGTTCTATAAGTGGACAGAAGGGAACTATCGTCGAAGTTGATGCTGTTAGTGGTACGCTTCTTGTTGGAGACTCGGTTGGTTTCAAAACTACTTTTGGTCAAGAATCACTATTCTACATCATTAACACAATTACTAATGTTTCTGCTGCTCAGACTTTCATCGATGGTATGACTGGTATTGCATATACTTACTACAATAGAGCAACTTTGACAATTTCTCCTGATAAGTCAAGAGCCACTCCAGATACTAGAAATATCCACCCACTTGGTAACTTCTCTACTTCCGTATCGGCTGGTTCTTCAATTGATGTAAGAACCAAGTTCTCACAAGTTCGTCTAACTGGTCACGACTTCCTCTATGTCGGTACTGGTAATAAGACCGAAACCAACTATCCATTTGTTGATGAAACAGCCCTTCAACAGGGCAATGAAACAAGAACATTTGGTCCTGGTAAGGTATTCTTCGTATCTACTGACCAAGGAGGCAACTTCCGTGTTGGTCAATTCTTCTCGGTTAATCAGTTAACTGGTCGTGCAACTTTGGATGCATCCGCATTCAACCTATCTGGTCTAACAGAACTTAGACTTGGTGCGATTGGTGGTCAGGTTGGAGAATCGATTAATGAATTCTCTTCTGATGAACAAATGGGGGGCAACTCAAATAGTGCTTGCCCAACCGAATTTGCAGTTCGTGGTTTCTTACTTAGAGACAAAATGGGTACAGGCGCAATGGTTCCACCTAGAGGAACAACTGCACAGAGACCTTCAGGCCTAGATGCAAGTTTTGTTGCAGGTGCTCTTAGATTCAATCTAACCAACTCATCACTAGAATTTTATGATGGATCAAAATGGGTTCAGCCTGGTAAACTGACTTATAACACAATTAACTCCGCAACCACCCTGGTGGCGCAGAATGTGTACTTTGTAAATACTGTATCGGGTGCTATCACAGTCACTCTCCCCGCTAACCCAGTTATCGGGGATACGGTTAGAATCTATGACCTTGCTAAAACCTTTGATAATAATGCATTAACCGTCAACAGAAACGGCAAATTGATTCAAGGTGATGCACAAGATTTGACAGTTAACATCGAGGGTTCTGCTTTTGATCTAACCTTCTCTAATGATACTTGGGGATGGAGAATCTTCTCAATCTAATAATATGGTGGGGAGGCAACTCCCCGTTTTATTACTTAATTTTGCAACCAAAAAACAATGGGATTGTAATCAATGGCAACATATGGAAGTTATAAAAGAATCACTACTGATCGAGTAACACCTGCAAGTCTACCAGATAATGCATTTGCTACTGGTGTCGGATTCAAGTATGGCATTGCATGGATTAGAGGTCCTATAGGTGGCACTACTTCTGGGTGTTGCTGCCTTTGGACAGTACCGGCGGGTGTTCATAAATTAACTTTTGAACTTTGGGGAGCCGGTGGTAATAGTCACGGATTTTGTTCCTGGAACCGCTGCCATCACTATTTTGGTGCTGGGTCTGGCACTTACGCAACAAAAACAATTGCAACCGCGCCAGGGTGCCAGTACACTGTTTGTGCAGGCGGAACATTTCCTTGTTGTTCTTTTGAATGTGTTGGCTGTTGTGGTTGTGTTACGTATGTTAATGGATATAACTTGAGCAACTTCTGTTCTGTCGGAGGCAATCCAGGATGTGCTAATACAGACTGGAACACAATGTGTTATTCAGATTGGGACTGTTGTGTAGGCAGAACCATGAATAGTTCAGATTTTGCTATGGGAAATATGAGACCTGCAGGTACTGGACCGTTTAACTGCCATTGTTATAGACATACTTGGTGTGCTGCTAATGCTCCATTCCTCGCTGGATCAACCACCGGCGGTGAACTTGCTGAATGCTGGGTGCGACATGCGTGTTGGACTTCGGTCTATGCCCAGGGTGGCGGCGGCGGAATGACCACTTATTGTGGAAACTGGGATAATGGTTATGGGGGAATCGGCGGCAGCGGCGTAGTTAAAATTACATACGTGTAAATATTAAGAGAGGAACCAAGTAAAAAATGGCAAACTATTCATCTTACAAAAAAGTCTCTAGCGATATGGTTCCAGATGCATTCGTAACGGATGCTATGCTTGCTCCTGGAACTAGAAAAAACTACGGTGTTCAGTGGTTCCGTGGATCACCAAACTCTGTGAGCAGTGGTTGTTGCTGTTTATGGACAGTGCCAGCTGGCGTTTCTAAAATGCATATTGAGGCTTGGGGTAGTGGTGGTAATGGTCATGGATCTTGTTCCTGGGACCGCTGCCATCACTTTAAAAGTGCCGGCGGCGGGCAATACAATTCAAAATATATATTAACTGTACCTGGGTGTCAGTATACTATTTGCGCTGGTGGTGTATTTCCTTGTTGTTCTTTTGACTGCACTGGATGTGAGGGATGTTCATCTTATGTGAATGGATATAATTTAAGTAACTTCTGTGCAGTTGGTGGAACCAGAGGATGTGCAAATACTTCTTGGGCAGAAACTTGTTACTCCGCGTTTGAGTGTTGTTTAGCACCTGGTAATAATGGTGGAGATTTTGGTTTTATTTCTCACGGTGGCCGTTTTGGTTCGGTAGAGTGGTGGTTTGGTGTTGGATTCTGTCACTGTCACAAACAAACTACAAGATCATCAACGGCTCCTCTAATTGGAGCTAACGTAGAAATATCAATTAATTACTGTTGGATTCGTCATGGTTGTTGGACTGTTCCATATGGCACTGGCGGCCAAGGATCACAGACGAGTTATTGTGGAGACTGGAATAATGGTTATGGAAATACTGGTGGTCCAGGATTAGTTAAAATTACGTATTTCTAATAAATAATATAAACAGGATCTAAAAAATGGCAAGTTACAGTTCCTACAAGCAATTAGCACCAACACAGTATGATGATGGTATCTTTACAGATGCAAAAATATCAAATGCAGCTTTTGCATCCTGGTGTGTTCAGTGGGTTTATGGGCAACCAGAGGTTCTTGCTAGTGGGTGTTGCTGCCTTTGGACAGTTCCTGCTGGTGTATCAAGAGTAACTTTTGAACTTTGGGGATCTGGTGGTAATGGTCATGGATCTTGTTCCTGGGACCGCTGCCATCACTTTAGAGGTGCTGGTGGTGGATATTACAACACAAAAACAATCACCACTGCAGCTGGGTGTCAGTACACTGTTTGTGCTGCTGGTGTATATCCTTGTTGTTCTTTTGAATGTGTTGGCTGTAACGGATGTTCATCTTATGTGAATGGATATAACTTGAGCAACTTCTGTGCAATTGGTGGATACCGTGGCGAAGCTAATACTGCCTGGAACACAGCGTGCAATAGTGTTTATGAGTGTTGTTTAGGTCCTGGTGATAATGGTGGAGACTTTGGTATGGGTAACCACTCTGGAAACTTTGGTTGGCACGCGAGTAACTGCCATTGTCATTGTGTTGGAACAGCCCCTTCAGCAGCTCCTTTCATTGGGGGGGATAGTCAACAACAACTTCATGAATGCTGGATTCGTCATGGTTGTTGGACTGTTCCAGCTGGATATGGTGGTATGGGAGCGATGACCACTTATTGTGGAAACTGGGATAATGGTTATGGAAATACTGGTGGTAGTGGTCTAGTTAAAATTACTTACGTTTAATTTTAATATAAACAAAAAACTAGGTGAGTTGGAGTACAATCCGACTCATTTTTTTGTGTGATTATTATAAATAATATCGAAGGATAGTTAACCTGGACAAATAACGATGGCAACAAAAATTATTAAAGTAGAGTTTGATCTACCTCTTCCAAATGAGTACCTTGTAGATCATGGATATGATAAAGGAAATTCAAGAAAATACACATATCATGGGCCAGATAAAATATATTTACAAATTGGCCAGGATGGCAGCGAAAAATATGGCCCACTCACCGAAGATGACATTGCAGATGGTCGTCCTCAACCCCTTGATGTCGTAGAGTGGTTTGAAGTTGATTGCACCAAATACCCTCTTGTTTGCCAACTAAGAGGTCCCATCGTAAATGAGTCGCAGGAAATTTCTGGACCTATTGGTCCAGACGGGAAAACACCGAATCCACAAAAAGGTGCAGCTGCCGGGTCTGTTAAGGCACATCCACAATCACCAGATCTGGATGGATATGAGCGGTATGTATATAGTTTGCCCATCCTTCCAAAATTTATTCATGATCCTCTTTCCGTAAAAGTAGTTGATGGTGTTCCCGTTGTAAGACCATTTACGGTAAACGAGTGTGTATTAGGAGTTGATAGAGAATTTACTATCACTGATTTGAGAATTCATAGAAACCAAATGTTAAATGCTTCAGATTCTAGCATTTCATCGGATATGCCAGAATTTGCAGTAAATGCATTTAAGACATTTAGACAGGGTTTACGAGATTGGCCAGATTTGGTGGAAACCAAAAAGATTCCAGTACATATTGCCTTAAAAATGGCTCCTATCCATCCAGATACAAATACTCCTAATGTTGGAGTAGGCGCATATGCTGCAGCTGCTGCTGGTGATGCACGAGCTGCAGAGATTAAATCAAGACAGGAGGAACTTAGAGAATTGGCTGAGGAAGAAGGCCGTAAACAGATGGAAAGAGCGAAGTATAAGGGATAATAATTACATAGTTAAAAGGGGGGGTCAATGACCCCCCTAAATAGTTTTAAGTTGAATTTGATATTTTAAATTCTCATGAGATCTAAAGCATTTTTTATTAACGGCGGCGCCGGTAGAGTAATTTGTTCTATTCCTGCATTTGAAAAGTATGCAGAAACACATGAAGATTTTATTATCGTGTGTGAAGGGGGAACCGATTTTTTCAAAGGACATCCAATATTACACAATAAAGTTTACGACAATTGGCACAAGGGACTATTCGAAGATCAACTGATTCATAGAGATCTTATTAGTCCAGAACCATATAGAAATTGGCATTATTACAATCAAAAGTGCAGTCTTTCTCAAGCTTTTGACATCATTATTAACGATCTGGATGATCCTAGGGAACTTCCAGATCCAACATTAAACCTCACTAAAATGGAGGTTTGTACAGCTCAAAATATACTAAAAGAAATTAAATCTGGTACAGGAAAAGATAAAGTTGTAATCATACAACCTTTTGGTAGATCAGTACAATCTCTAGAAGATTTTATTGTTGACCCCACTTCAAGAAGTATGAATTTGGTCAATACTATTGATATTATTAATGACCTTAAAAAAGATTATTCGATAATTATTATGAGTGAAATTCATTTTCCTCTTGAAGAAAACGAAGATAAATCAAAATATAAGGTTGCTAGACCCCAAATTGAAGATGTTCGACTTTGGGCCGCATTAATTGAAGGTGCAGATCATTTCATTGGATGCGATAGTGTAGGACAACATATTGCAAAAGCCGTTGGTACGACAGCAACGATTATTATTGGATCAACTTTCCCAATCAATATTTCTTATCCAAATTTTTCTGGATTCGATATTATTGATATTGGAGATGGTAAGAGGAAGTATGATCCAATCAGGGTTTCTATCGATGATGAAAGAACAAGATTTAACGATCAATCATGCGAAATGTCCAAAGAACAGGTTAAAATGGTAATTGAGTCCGCAAGAAAGAGATTGGGAAAATCAGTTGAATATAAACGACCCCAAATAGAACCAAAAAAACCCGATAGTTCTACTAATAATAATTCTGGATATCCAATTGTTCCAAGTCAACTACCAAGTTTAAAACCACAAAAATTGGAAATTCCCAACTCAATCCTCAGTTCCGCAAGTAAAACAAAAGTATCTAAGGGTTTTAAAGAAGAAGTAGAAAATTTGCTTAAGTCAACAAAATAACAAGGAGATTTATTATGGATCAATGGATTGCTGGTATAACCAGAGGTCACAATTCTGGTGTATGTTTGATTAAGAACGGCGAATTGGTATTTGCCATTGAAGAAGAAAGACTATCAAGAGCAAAGTATGATGGTGGACCTTTTGCAGCAATGATAAAGATCCTAGAATATACCAACAGATTGGATTACCTCGTTGTAGCACATACGCAATCGTTAGTTCAAACTGCAGGCCGAGTTGATTTTAGTGGGGATGATGTCTATACTGGTTTGGCAAGAAAACTTGGATTAATAGACAGGAAATCCAAACTACAGGATCATCCACAAGTCATTGATTTAAGTAGAACTCACCACAAACTTCATGCTGCTTGTGCATTCTATAGATCTGGATTTAAAGATGCTGTCGCATTAATTGTTGATGGTGCAGGAACATTCATCCAAATGAATATTGGTAATCAAGTAGAAACTACTTGGGAACTAGAAACCATTTTTGATTGTAAATATCCTGCAGATTTTAAAACACTCTATAAACATCAGGGTGGTAGAGGACCTTGGGGATCAGCAAGAATTGAAAAATTCCCAAGTGATGGGGAAGGTGAGGAAGGAACTCACGAATTCGTTCTTGATGACAGTGCAGGTATCACAAAAGCATACGAAGCAGTAACGCAATACTGCGGTTGGGCTCCAATTGAGGCTGGTAAAACTATGGGACTATTCCCATACGGACAACCAAATGAAAAAATTCCAAAAATTTACTCTGATATTGGTGGAAATTCAAATTGGAAGACGGCAAACCGAGATGTAATTATTCCAACATATCCAAATGGTGCTCTAGTTAATGAAGGTAGATTTCCAGAATTGTACACACCAGAAAACTTTGATGGGGATCTAACCCAATTAAAAAATAGAAGAGATATGGCTTATGCAATCCAAACCCAATCTCAATCAATGGTTTTGGATTTAATTAGAAAGGCCGTAAAAATTAGTGGCAAAAATAACGTTGTTATCTCAGGTGGTTATGCACTAAATTGTGTTGCAAATTACTGGTATCTAGAACAACTGAAAGACGAAGGAATCAATCTATATGTAGAACCAGTTAGTAATGATGCGGGGACTGCAATTGGAGCTGCATATTTGCAATATTACAGAACAACAAATGATAATAAAATTAGAGAACCACTTAAAACTTTATATTCTGGACCAATATACACGTACACAATCGAAGATATCGTAGATATTGCCGATAAGTATGGTGCTGATAGAGTATTTGAAGCAAGCAATGAAGATGTCGTTGAATTGATTTCTGATAAAAATATTGTTGCTCTCTTCCAAGGAAGATCGGAAGCTGGTCCTCGTGCTCTTGGTAATCGTTCCATTCTTTATGATCCTCGTGATCCTGATGGAAAAGACCATGTGAATTCAATTAAACATAGGGAATATTTCCGACCATTCGCTGGATCTATTCTAAACGAACATGTTCATGAATGGTTTGATCTTCGTGGAATGGAAGATACTCCTTTCATGATGTATGCTGTCAATTGTAAAGAAGGCATTGAGGAAAAAATTCCAGCGATCATTCATGTTGATGGGACATGTAGAATTCAGACAGTAACAAAAGAAGAAAATAAGAACTATCATGATCTAATTGAGACATTTTACAAAAAAACTGGCTGTCCAATTATTTTCAATACGTCTTTCAACTTAGGTGGAGAACCACTAGTAGAAGATCTTGATGATGCTTGTCGCACTTTAGAAAACAGTCTAATCGAGTACTTATATCTTCCAGAATATGGATTAATGATTGAGGTGAAAAATAAGTAATGCAAAGAAAAGCCAAATCAATAACCATTGTTGGTGGTGGTAGTTCTGCGTGGTTAACTGCAGCACTTTTAAATAATAGTATTAAAAAATATAGAGAAATCTACGTTATTGATAAAGAAGTAGGCACTCCAGTTGGAGTGGGAGAAGCTACAATCCTAAGTTTCAAAAAATTTATGGATGATTGTGGATTCTCTATCCTAGATTGGTTCAGTGAAATATCAGCAACTTTCAAAGGTGGTATTTTATTTGAGAATTGGCTTGGAAAAGAAAATCATGTTTGGCATCCATTTGCATTTCCAGATTTCCAATATAATCAAACAACAATGTTGGAACATTGGTCAAATTGTCAAGAATTAGATTTTAAAACACATTCTCTTGTCCACTATAATGTTTGCACAAAAGACCAAAAAATAGATCCAGATAACATAGGAATCTATGCATTTCATATTGATGCTGCACTACTAGTCAAATACATCAAATCAAGAATTGTTGGAAATGGAGTGACATTCATACAATCTGAAGTAAAAGGTATTGTCAGGGACGATAATGGTTATGTTACAGAATTGGTTTTAAACAATGGGGAAGTTCATAAGTCAGATTTGTTTGTTGATTGTACTGGATTCAATGGACTATTAAAAGAAAAGAATGATAGAGTTGATTTAAGTGACAGACTATTCTGTGATACTGCAGTTTGCACTCAAGTTCCATATTTGAATAGAGAGATTGAACTCAAACCATACACTGGATGTGATGCAGTAGATCATGGATGGATTTGGAAAATTCCAGTAAAGAATAGAATTGGTTCTGGTTTAGTTTTTAATAGATCAGTTACTGATATTGAAGAGGCAAAAGAGTACTTTGTTAAATATTGGGACAATAGGATTACCAAAGAAGAACTAAAAGTTCTGGATTGGACACCTTTCTACAATAAAAACTTCTGGGAAAAAAATATTGTTTCCGTTGGACTTGCTGCTGGATTCATTGAACCTTTGGAAAGTACTGGTATTGGACTTGCTTGTGCAGGAGCATGGGGATTATTGAATCGAATTAAAACAACAGAATTTGATTCACATGATATCGATTTTTATAATGCAGAACTAAAATGTTTCTTTGAAAACTGCATAGATTTTGTCAATATGCATTATTCAAAATCTAAGAAAGAAGGTAAATTCTGGGAGTGGGTACATCAAACTTATAAACCAACCGAAAAATTCTCATATCACATTGATGAGATGAAATCGAACACGATTGATATTGTTGACGAAGGGAAAGAAATGTTTTCTTTTAACAACTGGATGTGTTGGATGATTCAATTGGGTCATGAAATTTCGCCAAAAATTAGATCAAACTCAGTTCAAAATTCTGAAGATCTGGTTAAAGATTTCTATTCTAATGAAAAAAATAAGTATGATTACTTACCTACAGCTTCGGTATACAATGACTACTTTAACGCACTAACTACACTCACAAAAGAAGTGATAAATCCGTATAAGAACAATGAAAAGACCAAACTTTATTAATGAATCCGAAGTATTTGCAATAAACCCAGGACTTGAAGCTTCTGTACATGTAATTGGACCAGAAGAAGTAAAAGTAGTCGTTATTGAAAATTTTTATTTAAATCCAGATTTGGTAAGAGAATTGGCGTTAACAATTCCGCCAACAGAAAATTCAAAAATTTTAGCAGGATCTCCTGGAACTAGGGTTTTTGGACATTATAATTTTGTTAGTATGTTCCCCATCTTTCAACATATTTTTAGAAACGTATATCCTGAGGTGACAAAAGAAGTAACAGACGAAGAAATGAAGTCCAGTATCTGCAATACTCCATTCTGTGTAAATATCAGTCAGTCTGACAAGATGCCTCCTGTTGTTCCCCATATTGATGATGAAGATAGAATGTTATTTGCTGGAGCTTTATACCTCAATAAACCCGATGAGTGTTCTGGTGGAACATCTTTTTACATGTTAGATGGAAAACAACAAGTAACAAATACATATGTTGGTGATTGGTTGAAAAAAAATAATCATACAAATTTTTATACTCATTACTTAACTGACAGTGAAGATGATTGGGATCTTTTATCTGTTGCAGAAATGAAGTATAATAGATTAATAATTTATCCTGGAAACGTTCTGCATACTGCATACGTAAAACCAGAAATGTTTACAGATGACAAATATAGACTAGTCCAGATGTTTTTTATAGCACTTAAATCATAATGAGTTTTACTTCTAGATTTCCATCAATTTGTATTGATGGATTTTATTCCGAACCAGATGAAATCGTCAAATGGGCTTCATCTTTAGAATATAATAAAGACCCCAAGTCTGGATGGCCTGGTTGGAGAACTCCGCCACTATCCACTATTGATTATCAATTTGATGATCAATTTAGTAAAAAATTAATGGGAGTATTTTTTGATCTAGATCGAGATTGGGTTAGTTGGGAGATACAAACTCATTTCCAAATTATAAAACCATTTTCTGGTGATAAAAATGATCCAAGGAATTGGGGTTGGGTTCATCAGGATTCTGATGGTGTTTATGATTTGGTAAAAGGATTTGAACCAATGAAATGCGAGTACGCAGGAATTTTATATTTAACTCCAGAGGCAGATTTGGACACTGGTACATCTATTTTTAGATCAAAAGTAAAAGATCCAGACACAAAACAGCCTTTCAAAAAAGAACTATTTTCTGGAGAAGAAATTGAGTTTGAAAAATATAAAGAAGGTATGATTAATGCTAGATCTCAATTTGAAGAGACAATACGTTACTGCAATGTATACAATAGATTAATTGCATTTGAAGCGTCAAATTACCATGCAGCAATGAACTTCAAAATGGATTCCGATAAGATTAGATTGACTCAAGTATTTTTTATAAAAAATATTAAAACACAGGTCAATCCAATTCTAAGAGGATTTTTAAGATGAAAAAAAATTTTATTAATGAGGATGAAGTTTTTGCCTTGAATGAAGGATTGGAAGCAAAAGTTTATACTATAGGTCCAGAAAAAGCCAAAATAACCTATGTTGATAATTTTTATAAAAATCCAGATTTGGTTAGGGACCTTGCGTTAACAATTCCACCAACAAGGAATCCAATTATTATGGCTGGAGCTCCTGGATCTAGAGTCGATGCGTATTATAATTTTTCCCCCATGTCTCCATTTTTTCATTATATTTTTAGAAATGTTTACGGAGATATAGTTAAAGATATATCTGATGAAAAAATTTATGATTCCATGAAAGGAGTCACTTTTTGCGTAAATGTAACTCAATCAGACATTCTCAATCCAATTGTCCCACATGTAGATGATACTGGAGACCTACTTTTTGCAGCAACCGTATATCTCAATAAACCAGAAGAATGTGCGGGAGGAACTTCCTTTTATACTTTAGAAGGAGAACAGCGAAGTAGTGCAGATAAAATTGATGCATGGTTAAAAAAAGTAGGCAAGTATCCATACTATGATAATTATATTACTGACAGTGAATCTGACTGGGAAATGATTCATTTGGCTGAAATGCAGTATAATAGGTTTGTAATCTATCCAGCAAATATTTTACACACAGGATATATAAAACCAGAAATGTTTACTGGAGACACTCATCGTTTAGTCCAGATGTTCTTTGTTTTTCTTGGCGGACCAGGATCATTCTTACCAGTGAATCATAATGAATATAAAAAATACTTAGAGAATAAAGATGCATCTAGTTAAGGCTTTTGAAAATTTTATTTCTATAGAAGAAAAAAATATTTTAAACAAATGGACTCTTGCGAATTATAATCAAGATTATTTTATTGACCCAAGAATGGATTCTCGGGGATTAAAAAGAACGAAGTTAACAACTAGGTTTGCTACTCCATTAGTTACACCATCATTATTTGTAAGTTCAAACTCAAATTTTGAGTATCCGAGTTTAGTATACAACATACAAAGAAGAATAATATATACCTTTGGATTTAATGAATATGGTTTGTCTCCAGTTGGCAAGAATGGTATAATTACAGAAATAGGTTTTAAGGGAGGAACTGTACATCCACATATTGATCCAGTTTGGATTGAAAATACGGATACTATTCATTGCAATATAATAACACAAAAACCAAAATCTGGTGGAATTACATATATTGAAAATGAACCGTGGGAGGTTAATGAAACTGATCTTCTGATGTATGTTGTATCTTCGGCAGAACATAAGGTAGATGAAATCATTGGGGACAAAAATAGAATATTATGGATTTTTAGTTTTATCTTATCAAAAAATGATGCGGAGAAAATTTTATCATGAAAACAGTTTTTGTTAATGGTACTTTCGATATCCTGCACCCAGGACATATAGAACTTTTCAAAGTTGCTAAATCTTTGGGAGATAGGGTCATTGTCGCAACGGATAGTGACGAAAAAATTCGTAGGGATAAAGGACCAAATAAACCCATTAATGATCTATGTCACAGAGTTTCTATGCTCCAATCAATTAGATACATAGATATGGTTCTATATTTTAATACTAAAGAAGAGTTGGAATCAATTATAAAATTATACCAACCAGACATTCTTCTCTTGGGAAATGATTGGGAGAATGGAATAGTAATTGGAAAAGAATTTGCAAAATCCGTAAGATTTTTTCCTAGGGTTGGAAATTATTCTACTAGTAATATTGTTAATAAGATCAAAAATCATGAGTAATTTTTCGGTATTAGTTGTTGGCGATTCATGCGAAGATGAGTATGTTTATGGATCGGTCACTAGGATCAGTCCAGAAGCTCCTGTACCCGTATTAAAGTATGAATACTTAGAAAAGTCTTTAGGAATGGCTGCAAATGTCAATGAGAACTTAAAATCTTTTGGAATGCAAACAAATCTTGTCACACAAAAAGAAAAAATAGTAAAAAGAAGATTTATTGATAGACAAACAGGACAACAGTTGATGCGAATGGATGAAGAAAACGTATCTACATTTTGCAGTGCAGCTCAGATCCGAATTGCTTTCATTCATGGAAATTATGATGTCTTAGTGATTTCGGATTATGATAAGGGATTTTTGGGTTACAGTGAATTAGAAGATCTATGTCAAAGTTTTGATGGTCCTGTTTTTGTAGATACAAAGAAAAAAAGACTTATTAAAAAAGAAAATGTATTTTTCAAAATAAATTTAAAAGAGTATGAGAAATTAGACAAGGATTGTTTGCCGGATCCAACAAATTTAATTGTAACTCTTGGGGCAAATGGTGTAAAATGGAATGGTATAGACTTTGCATCCGAGAAAGTACCAGTATATGATGTAGTTGGAGCGGGAGATACTTTTCTTGCGGCTTTAGTTTATCATTATATGATTACGTCAACTATGAAAGAGTCTATTGAATTTGCAAATAAAGCTGCTGCACTTGCAGTTCAGCATCCTGGGACTTATAAACTTACTGAAAATGACATTAATTTACTGTGTGGATATTGATGGTACAATTTGTAATAATTCCAAAGATGGAAATTATATATCA